GTGAGGACGAAATCGAGGGCGTCCTGGCGTCGGCGGGCAGCCGCACCAGCATCGGCGGGAGTCGCGGTGCGGCCCTGCAAGCGTTGGGCCGTGAAGCGCGGCTCAGTCTGCCGAGTTTCCCGATCCCCGGCACACCGTTCTCGACCGACTTTATAGGTCGCTTTGCGGAAGTGGCCGGTCGTCTGGGCCTGACATTTAAGGATCTGGCGATTTCAGGCGGGTTGGCGGCAGTCGCGGTGGCCGGTATCGCACTGGCGATAGACAACTTTCAGAAGACCCTGAAGCCCATCGAGGATCTGATCCGGGGCATTACCGCTGCGCAGCGGGAGGTCGCCGGGCTGCTTGCCTCAAATGATCCGGCGGCTATCGTCAGTCGTTTTGAGGAGGCTACCAGAGAACTTACGCGCCTGGAAGCTGAGCGCGCGAAGGGGTTGGAACAGCAGGCTATCGAAGCGCAGAGTCTGGCGGCGCAGCAGGCCCCCGACTTTTTGCGCACGCTGATCGGCGGGGTGATGGCCGAATCTCTGACGGACATCCTATCCAAAGGGCCGTTTGAGGAAGCCACAGCGGCCATTGTGGACTACAATACCAAAATCGCCGCGCAAGAGGTCATCCTCGGCGAACTGAATAAAACCCTGACGGATGCCAGGGTGGGCGTCCTGCAAAAAGAGTACAATGACCAACTCAAGAAAGCGGGCCCGATATTCGAGCAGCTGCGGCAGCAGTATCAGGACACGATAGACAGCTTCACCGAGAGCAACCGACAGCGCGCGGAAGATGCCCGGTTGGCGGGCCAGTTTCAGGCCGAAGATCGGGCGCTGGAAGACGCGGCGCGCGCCGCCAGCCATCAGGACACGCTCGCCAAAATCGAGGATGACGGCAACCAGCGCATTGAGGATCTGGCCGCCGCCAGCAAGGATCGCATCGCCGACCGCTTTGACCGGCTCAACGAGCAGTTGGCGGATATTGCCAGCGGCGCGGGCGATAAGATTGCGGATGTCAACGACGACTTCCGTGCCGACGAACTCAAGCGGGGCAGGGAGTTTCGCAAAGACGAGGCCCGCGACATTGCGGAATTCCGCAAGGAAGAAAAGCGCCGCCGCGAAGACAACGCTCAGGAACTGCTCGACGCCGAAATTGCCAACGATGCCGCCGCCTTCATTCAGGCCCAGCAGAAACAGCGCACGGAGGGGCGTCGGGAACAGGAAGATTTCAACGAGGCCCGGTCACAGCGTCAGGCGGATTTCGACGACGAACGCCGCGAACGGCAGCAGGCCAAAGAGGAACGGATTGCCGACATTCGCGTCGAAGCGGAGGAACGCAGCCGGGCCGCCATTGTCTCGTTTGAGAAGGAACGGGCGGCGCAGGAAGCCAAGACCGCCGAGGCGATTGCCCTCGAAACCGCTGCGATTGCGACCCGCACGCAGGCCGCGATTGACTCCTACAATGCCGAAGTTGAGGGCGTACTTGCTGCCCGCGAACGCGCCGACCAGCGCCAGAGCGTGCTGGACGGGATACAGGAGCAGCGCCGCAACGCCGCCCATCAGCAGCAGCTAGCGCAGATCGAGCAGCGGCGCGTGGCCGAAAATCTGCTATTTACGGGTCTTCTGATCCAGATCAATAACCTGCGCAACCAGGCGGCGGCCCTCAACGCGCCGTTGTCTACCCCGGCTGGCTCGAAAGACCTGGGAGCCAGCGGCTATCGCACCCTGACGGCGTTCGCTTCCGGTGGCGTGGTAGACCGCCCCACATTCATTCGCGCGGGCGACAGCGGCCCTGGCATGGCGGAGGCGCTTATCCCGTTCCGCAAATCCGAAGGTATCGGCCCGGCTCTGGAACGTCTGGGGCGCGGCGCGGGCGCGGGCGGGATCGTCATCAACCTGAGCAATATTAACCTGGGGGCGATTACGGAACCGCAGTTGAGAAGGGTCATGAATAACTTTGCGATGGAAGTCAGTGACGGAATTGCGGCGGCTCGCCGGGGAGCGATGTAATGCCAAAGTTTCGCATCCGGGCGGGCACGTGGGACGCCAGCGATATGACCGATACCTACGATGTGGAGAACTTCCCTGTCCAGACCGACCAGCGCAACTACCCCTGGTTCATCGTCACCCCTTCGGAGCTATTCCGCGAATTCGACGCCACCACCGAAGGCGGGCTGGATGGCACGATCCGCAAGATCGGAAACTGGAATGGTTCGCTGTACTTTGCAGCCCTCACGCCGCTGATGAGCGATTACGTGCAGGCGACGATCTTCCCGACCGATGGCACGAACGAAGTCCTCACCATCGCCATTTACAACGCCAAACGAGGCTGGGTGTGTCTGAATGGTAATGGGCACTTTCTGGAGCCGGTCGATTTCGGCGAAAGTCGCCCGCGCGGGCAATTTCTCAAGGCTGTGCGCCTGATCGATTTCGACGAGGGCGTAGAGGCCGACAGCGGGGGCGATTTCAACAGTGATTTCAACAGTGACTTTAATCTGGGAGGCATACCGGCGTAAACGACCCCACACCTAAAGGTGGGGGCTTTGCTCTGGCGCTGCGCCCGCAAGGTTCTGCGGGGCATCCGAGCAGTATGGCCGGTTTACAACGGCCCGGCGGGATATTTCAACCGCCGCGAAGTGGTCAGCGAGACCGACGCATCCACACTGAACACAGGAGAAGGTACTTTGAGTAGGACGATTGGCTTTATCCACACAACCGCAGGCGGGGCAGGTACGCGACGTGTTGCGCGGGTCAACCGCAGTAACCGGCACGCCTGCACGCTGCGCCTTGTATTGGATAAAGCTGCGAAGCTGGTGGAACGACCAACTCGACAACATAGCGCGTCGGGGCTTCCGAGCCGTGATCCTGTCGCGGATGTGCGTCAGTTCTTCCAACGCTATCCCGCGTCCAGTGCCTTGAGCCTTCGCTACGAGGTGCTTGCTGATCGTATGGTTCACGTGTTTGGCGAAACGTTGCTCTTTACCCGCCAATTTCTTCAGGCGGCGATGCGTGCCAAGTGTGCTTTTCTTTTGCAACCTGGTTCGCAGGCGGCGGTGACGAAACCGCACGTTGTTGACCGCGCTGGCGCTGTGGACTTCGCTGTCGCTATCGACTGCAATATTGACAACGCCCAAGTCCACACCGAGGAACCCGTCCGGGTCAAACGGCACTTCGTCCGGCACTTCGCAGGTCGCAAACAGGTAGAACTCGCCTTTGCGGTAGACCAGATCGCTTTCGCCCTGCTGGTACTGCAACAAGGCCAGTTGATGTTCGCCGGTCACAAAGTCAATCGTTTCGCGCCCGCCCATCAGCCAGATCGAAACCGCGCTGTCGGGAATGCGGTAGTTCAGTACCCGGCTGTCGTAAGCGATGCTGCCGTGCTTTTTGAATTGGCGCTTCGTTTTCTTGTCCACTTTATAGGCGTCTACCGCTTTGCTGATGCAGCGAATCACAAGCTGCGCCGTGAGGTTAAATTGCTCACGAATAGGATAGTACACCAATTTGTGAACGTTGTACTGCGACCAGACCTTTTCGCGCCAGATCACCTCACTGATGGCATTGCAGGCGGCATTCGCCGTTTGCAGGGTTTCAAACAAAAGTTGCCGTTGTTCTGGTGTCGGCTTGAGCTTCACAGTCGCAGTTAGTTTCATACTCAGAAGTATAGCACAAATCGTCCGTATCGTCAAATAAGTGAAAGGATAAGGCGCTATTCCTCCCCAGGCCTGAAGGCCGGGGTTTCTCGCGCCGTTTTCGATGACACAGGGATTGCGCAGTGTATTGAGCGCCGCCGTCGATACCGGAGGCACGAACGGCACGACCGGGCAGGAAATCCGCAATATCATTGAGTCGGCCTATATTGCCGACTTGCGCACCGTCACGGCCTCGACAGGAACGATTACGACGGATGATGATTATGTGCGCCTCGATACGACCGACAATACCGTGACGCTCACCTTGCCCGCGCTGGCAAGTGCTGGTCAGCAGCAGTACACCTTCAAATGGGTTGCCGGGGCGAATGCGGCCACACTGGACGGAGACGCCGCCGACATCGAAGGGGCTGGAACTTTCGTATTTGCGACCCTGCTGGACGCCGTGACCCTGCGACCTGGCCCTACCCAGTGGGAAATCGTCTCGCAATTTCTGAACGCCTGACCTATGGCCCTTTCCACTGCCGACGCCGTAAAAATTCGCAGCCCGCATCACGATTGGGCCGCGCGCCTGACCGTCAATGCCGTCCCGCTGAATATCGTGGCAACGGCTCAAGTGAATCAAGCGACTATTCTTTATCCCGTCGCCGCCCTGACAGTGGATGGTACGTCAGCCAATTGGCTGACTGAAGGTAAGCGCAACCGACTGGTACTCATTGGCACAGCACCCGGTTTGGCAGACATTTCATCTGGGATATTGCGAGCGGACGTGGCCGCCGGTTCGCTGCAACTTGATCCGAAGTACAACGGCGATCCTGGAATATTCGTGCGTGACATTCAACAGTTAATCGCTGACAACGTGTATGTCTCGATAGTGAAGTTTCGCCCGCCTTATGGTTTAATGTCATCCATCCGAAAATCCGTTTTCTATAAGAACTGGACAGAAACCTTTGCCGGGCAGACTAAAGACCCGTCCCCGCTGATCAACCTCGGCCCGCACCAGCAGGGGTGGTGTTCCGGCGGGCTGGCGCGCTTTACCCTCGATGTCGATCCCTATTACTGGTCGGGGCGCGCCTACGCCTCGCACGTATGGGGACTGGACGGCCAGACCCAGATCAGCGCCAGCGCCTCGCAGTTGGTGATTGACTGCGAACCGGGCTGCCACGAAATCACCTATACCGCCACCGACAGCAAAGGCAAGGTGACGACCGCCTACCGCTACCTGTTTGCCAATGACCCGACGCTCTTCCCCCCGCTGAACTACACCTACAGCATGGGCGAGATCTCCGGCACACAGGATCGGCAGGGGCTGACTCTGACTGTGCAATTCGACGAGATGATCAGCGGCAACGTCATCTATCCGGGGCAGTTGTTTCTCATCTCGGAAAGCCCGCGCTGGGGCAACCCGGCGACCAACACCTACTACACGCCCGCCGATCTGGATGATCCCGACGGCGTGGCGACCAGCTTCCTGGGCTATGTCACTGAAGGGGCCACACAGACCGGGCGCGGGCTGCGCGGCACGACCGTCACGATTGAGTCACCCGTCAAAATGGCACGCCATATCCCGATTGAGAAACAGATCCTTATAGAGAAAAAGACGCCCGGCAACTGGGCCGAAGTTACCAAGCTGCTCTCGAACCCGGTTGGCGCATTCTACTACCTGTCGGCGCTGCACGCGCCCTACCTGATCAACGGCCACGACCTCGACTTCGATGCTTACCTGCTGCTGCTGCGGCGCAAGGCGCATAATCTCGACCGCGACGTGACGCTGGGCGGCCAGTTGGAACAATTGATGAGCTTTATGGACGGCGAGGGCAATGTCGGCAGCCGCACCGATGGCACAACGCGCATGGTGCGTAACCCGCTGTATCTGGCGACGGCCACCCGTAACGCGCTGTCAGATCAATGGACGTGGCAGCCCGGCGACATCCACCCACCGCTGGAGAAACCGCTGCGCTTTCGCCCGCAAACCGGCAAGACCTTTGGCGGGGCGTTCTGGAATGACGGCAGCGCCCAGTCCAGCGCCGGACGTTCCCTCGCCCCCGGATACGTGCGCTCGCAGGCCGGGGGCGAAATCACGATGGACGATACGACCGTCACCGCCAGCGGGGGGCAGGCCCGAATCAATGAGATTACCGGGTTTCATCACGCCCGCCAGAATGCGAAGACGGCTCCCTTTGAATTTGAGGTCAATGGCAACCTGGACGTGGCGCAGCCCTGCGACCTGGACGTATGGCATGTCACCAACCTGAATGCGACTTATGACCCGTTGGGGGAGGGCTGGGTCAATACCCGCTTTCTGCCGACCCAGGTGCGACGGCGTTGGTCAGGGCCGCGCACCGCGCGCAAAAGTATCACGGTCGAAGTCGAACCGGAGACCTTTGGCTATCCGGGCATCGAACTGCCGACCAATCCGGGGGCGGGCGGGATCTGGGTGACGAAACCGGCCCCGGCCTATTTCGCGCCCTACCAGGATAAGATCCCGGACTTGGGGCTGGACATCGCGGCGATGGTCGCCTGGAATTCCGCCCGGCGCGCCGGGCTGTCGCTCAACTGGGGCACGCCGCACACGGCCTACTCGTTTCTGGCGGGCGGGACCGCGCCGGGCGAGGTGGTAGACGCGACGCTCAACCCTAACAGCGCCTTTTTTGCCGACCCGCTGGACCCGCTGGAGAAAGTGCTGCTGACCTACGACGAGGACGCCGATGCGCTGTCGCTGTATTCCATCCCCAACCTGATTAACGATCCTCTCACGCAGGTACTGGTCGAGACCTTTGCCGGCGTGTCCGGGTCTGGCGACAGCTTTCCGTACACCGCGCGCATCGTGATCGATGAAGACACCGCCGACTTCTGGGTCATGGGCTGGAAAAACCGTGACGGCACGTATGTCCAGCGCAGCGATGACGGGGGCAGCACCTGGTCAGGTGGGGCAGTGGGCTATACGACCGAACCGGATGACGAATTCCTGACCAACGGCCTGGGGCTGGCGGTGCAGGGCGGGCATACCGTCGTCGTGGCCCGCGATGGCACGCAGGATGTCGATGACCACTACCTTTACTTTGTGTATCACGCCGCCACCACCGGCGGGGCCTTTAGCCAGGTCGCTAACCCGACCGACTTTACGGTCGCACCGGGCGCGCTGGCGCTCACAGCGGCCACGTCCGCGATTGTGCCGCTGTTCAAACGCGCCGCGCCGGAACCAACCGACCCGCTGGAGGCCGTGACGTTTGATGCCGGGGGCTACACGCATTACACCATCAGTGGATTCAACAGCAGCGGCGAGGCGTCCGATGGGGCCTATGGTAGTCAGGCGGACATGGCCTACGGTGCAACGGTCAAGGGCACAGGCACGTCGGTGGCCGTGAATGTCATCGTGGATTTAGACGCGTTCTATACCTTTAATAGCCTGACCTTCTGGACAGCCTTCCTGGCCGGTTGGACGCTGGACAATCGCAGCAGTGTGATTTACGTCACCGTCTCGGATGCTGAGGGGGTAACGATCAAACAAAAGGTCATCGAAATCGACGATGCCTTCCCGATCAACGACAGCACTTACACCGTGACGGCGGCGGATCTGGGACTGTCTGGCAGCGAGCAAGCCTGGTTTGTCACTGTCACCGTCCAACTGAACTGGACGGACGGCGCGGGCACAGGCACAAGTTACGTATTTGTGGATGACATTGACATCGACGCCGACCTGATCGAATTCGAGCGTGACTCGGCGCTGCACACGCTGGCGCTGGGCGGGCCGACCTACACAAAACGCCAGAGCTACCAGTTGCTGCCCTTCCATCACTACGGGATTGCGGCCTACGGTAACAGTGTGACCTGTATCGCCTGTGACGAGGATGGCAATAACCCGTCGCTGCTGCTCAGCACCAACGGCGGGACAAATTGGACGAAGAGCCGCACCATTGGCGGTTACGTCGGCGCGAAACGCTCGTTGTTCGCGGCGATCCTGTTTGGCTACGACCGGCTGGCTTTTTCGCCGGACGGCGGGATTACGCTGTACGCCATGATCGGTGATTGGCCCGCGCGCCTGGGGACGATGGGCCGCTTTGAGGGCGTGGCCGGGGTGCTGGGAGCGATTTGATGACCGACATTCTTCCCGAAGGCGCAGTGAGCAAGCTAATCTTTGACAGTCACGGCGGCGTCAATTCGTCGATCCGTGAGTCCGAGACCATGCTGCTCGGCAACCCGCTTACGGGGGAGATTTACGTGGATCGGGACACCCGCGATTATGCCGGGCAGGTGTATCTGCATGAGGTGTCGGGCGAGTTTCCGCTGATCGACAACGCCGATACCCAGCGCGACGATGCGCCCCCGTCCACTTTCTTAGGTTTTCTGCCCACCGGCGTCATTCCCGCCGGGCGCGTCATTTACAACACCGAAGTCGAGGTGCGCCGCAAGCGCGGGCGCTGGCAGGTGGTGGGCGTGACCATGTCCGGGGAGAACTACGGCGAGGGCGCGCAAGTCTACCGGCACGAAGTGGTCGAGCGCCCGGACGTGAACTGGGGCATCATTCGCCCTACCGACCCGCCGTCGGATGGCATTGTGTTAGCCGGGGCGCGCTATCCACTGGGCAGCACATGGTACGATATTCAGGAACTGAAAGCTAACGGGTTAATTGCTACCTACGGGGGTAGTTTAACACTAGGGCAGGGACTATCGCTTCAAATCGAGCGTGACCCAACCGATGGCAGCATCATCTACACCGCCGGAAGCGCCTTTACGGATACCTCAAGAGATGCTGAAAGCGGGGCGGTCGATCATGCCAGCGTGTTCGCCAACTATCCGGCAGGCACGGACGCCACGCTCAAACACTACGGCTGGGTCAAGCTGTACTACAACCAGCAGGTCATTACCGACCAGGATATTTACATCGCGCCGGATGAGGGTACGGGAGCCGCTGGCGGCGCGCCAGTGGATGCGACCTATATCACCCAGACCGCCAGCGGCGGATTAACCAATGAGCAGGCGCTTTCAACGCTGGCGACCGGGGCTATGCAGGTCACGACCAGCACCGGTGTGATTACCAGCCTCAAGAGCAATCTGGCCGCCAGCGCCGCCCCGACCGTCAACGACGACAGCAGCGCGGGCTACGCGGTGGGATCGGTCTGGATCGATGTAACTGCCGATAAGGCTTACCTCTGTCTGGACGACACCGTCGGCGCTGCGGTGTGGGTTGAAACAACACAGGCGGGCGGCGGCAGCATTGTTTCGGGGTGTGAGGTGCAAGGCCCGGATACAGAAACCCTGGTCACAGCCTCCGGTGGGGTAACATCACTCGATTTTGCCGTTGAGGTATACGATACCTCGAATTACGTCGATTTGGGCAGTGATGCTTATACCGTTGCTCTTCCCAGCGATGGCATGTATCTGATCACAGGGGTTGTCGCCGGGACTTATGATGGCACGGCGACCGCTGGCGGGCGCGTTTACTTACGATTGAACTACACACCGATAAATGGCTATACCTATGCCGTTAATGCGGTGGGCCTGTGGTATGTGCTGCCTGGTGAAACCGGCAGCGGTACACCGGGCAATCAGTATCTGCTCACGGTCAATTTTCATGGCAATCTGGATAACGTCAGCGGGGTAGGGCTGACAATCGTGAACGATTCCGACGTGGATTTGTTTGTCGCAGAATGCTCATTCACGGTCACGAGATTAAGAGACCCACTGTCATAGGAGACTTTATGACGACCCGCGCTCGTAAATTCATGACGCTGTTGGCGAATCGCCAGTCCTATGACGCCTATCTCACCGCGCTGCTGGCCGGGCACGACGCCTACCAGCGGCGCATGGACGAGACCAGCGCCAGCGCCTTTCCGGCCATTGCCCGCAACCGCCTGTTTACCATGCCGGGGGCAAACCTGCTGACCGACGGCGGCATAGAAGTATGGGATAGTCCCACTGTGCCGCATACGCCCTGGACGCGCTCGCTGGCGGGGGGCACGAGCATCAATCAGGAAACCAGTGACGTGCATGGCGGTTCCAGCGCGGCCCGCATTGACGTGGTGTCCGGGGCGGGCTTCGGGCTTTTACAGGCCGTCACCTTCCCGGCGGGCGATACCATCCAGTTCCAGTGTTACGGCAAAGTCACTGCCAATAGTTTTCGCATGGATTACGGGGCCTCACAAGCGGGCAGTGCGATCAGCAATACCGGGACGTATGCGCTTGCCAGACAACGGCACATCGCGGCGACCGCCAATGCCGATATTCGCTTGCTGCGCGGGGTAAGCAGCGGTACGTATTCCATTTATGTCGATGACGTGGTGGCCCAGTTGGTCGGCCAGTACGACGCAGGCTACAACGGCCCGACGCTGGCGGGCGATACCGTCTTAGGCCGCCCCGCGCCGACGCTCACGACCAACGACTACCTTCAGGACGAATTCAACCGTCTGGAAGGCATCTTCAAGCCGGAGACGCCGACGGCCTTTACCAAACAGATCGTGCTCAAAATGGCGCAGGCCGACATCGAGAGCGCGACGGCCATGACCGTGTGGTGCATCGGCGTGGACGCCAATAACATTTACACGCTGCGCAAGCCTTCGGCGGGTATCCTGCGCTTTACGCACATTCATGACAGCACAGCGGTCGATCTGGACTACTACGTGACCGGCGACGATTACGGCAAAGCACTGCTGGTCACGTGCGTCGGCGACGGCGTGAATGCGCACCTGTACGTCAAGGATTGGCATCAGCAGGCGGCGCTTAGCGCGGGCACGTGGTCAGCCTCAGCACTCACGGCAGCCTTCAGCCGCGAGGGCAGCGTCAACGGCGGCGAGTTTCTGACCGGCACGCTGGCGGACAGCACGTTCGTGGCGACGGCCTTTACCGCCGACGAGATCGCACAGTTGCAGCAGAAATTCAACGCTCAGGAGAGCGCTTATGCGCCTAACAGCAGCGACCTGGCGTATCTCACGGCGGGCCTTACGGCATTGGGCGCGGTGGCTGGCTGGGTAGCCGATACTCAGGTCTATGATGACGCCACCACCGAAACGGTTGTAGCCGACGGCGGCAATGTGCGCGGCTGGAAGAGCCTGGTCGGCACGTACAAACCGGCTCAGGCCGGGGATGTCCCCATTACCCCGACCTACCGGGCCGGGACTGCCGGGGTGGACGAGGGTCGGGCCAAAGTCGAAAAGGACGGGGCTGACCTGATGGCGCTCACGTCCGGCTGGAATGGCCTGGTGACGTACACCGGCCCCTGGACGTGGTTTACGATCTTCAAGACCACGACCTCGCAGACCGACAGGGTGCTGGTACTCAACGGTTCCGGTGCGACCTTCCGGGTGGAACAGCGCATCAGTACCACCAACGTCTCAGGCTTTCAGCGCGGGGCGACCAGCGGTAATCAGGCCGCCAACAGCCCCGCCGCTACGCCGCACGACGGGGTGCTGCACATCGCCGAATTGCAGCGAGCCAGCAGCACCAGCATGACCTGTCTACTGGACGGCGTGGCCGGAACGGCTAACACCAATGCGATGGATGACAGTACGGTTGACCGGTTGTACTTTGGCTGCCGTGTCAGCAGCAATTTTTACGTCGGCTATCACTATGCCACCGTGCTGATCCCGACCGTTACCAACGCCGCCAAACTGCGGACGCTGCTGGCGTGGTACTACGGGAAGACGCTCTGATGGCTGCGGGGTATCGCGTCGATCTCTATTGTCAGGCCGCTGACCTGACGGCGCTGGATGCCGCGCTGGACGCGGTGTTCGGCGACGGGGGCACGTCTTCGTTTCCAGTCACCAAAACGCTGGTGAGCCTGACGTTTCGCTATGCTTCGCTGGTCATCAACACGCCCAACCTGAACGGGGAAGGCGAGCCGACCACCAACGACGATACCCTGTCGGCGCTGCTCGGCGCGCTGGGCGGGATCGGGTCGGTGGTCTACTTTGTCTGTACCAATGACGACTACGATACCCGCACCCTGATTACCCACAATGCATCGGGCACGATTGGGGCCGCCTGGGATTTCAGCGACAGCGACGGCGCGGTCTACGATGCCACCGCCACGCTTCAGGCCAACGTGTATGTCTCAAGTACCGCCGTCGCCGGGGCAGGGGATGGCACGGAAAACGATCCGGTCACGCTGCTGGAAGCCCTGCTGGAATTCCCCTACAAGGCTACGTCGCAGGTCATCTTCAACGATAACACCGGTTACGCACTGACCCAGAACGTCACCAGCTACCTGGCCGGGGTGACGTTTGTGCATACGGGTCTGCAAATCGACATCGGCCCCTACGATCTCAATTTCTGGGGCGATGATCTGATCGCTAAAAATGTAGAGTATTTCACGACCAACGTCCCGCGCGAATACCCGGATGTCCAGGAAGAAGGCGCGTTAGATCGTCCCGGTTCAGTTAATTTCTACGGCGATAACGTCAATATCGACGGTTCGGTCGGCCACGATATTGCGCTGTTTGGCTGGTGGGTGCAGGCCAACGGTGGCAGCGCTCAGGCCCTCGTGGTCTACAACAATGGCGGCGACGACGGCACAAGTCTCGGCAACGGGCCAACGGTCTATACGCAGAATTTGTCCACCAGCGACCCCAAATACATATCCGGGGTCTTTATGCCTGGCTATCGCTACACCGCTATACAAATCTGGTCCACCAATAATTTCGTCTGCAATTATATTGTGGACGGGATGATCTGTGTGGGCGGTGGGCCAAATGCCGCGCAGGGCAACCGCTTCCTGCTGGCAACCAACGAAGAGCCGATGAGTGGGATCGCCATTGATCATCTGTACACCTGGGACGTAAACTTTTACCTGGGCGCACGCACCGGCGCGGACGTGCTGCATGAGGACGTGTCGATCATCCACAGTGTTCTGGTCAATACGCTGGGGCCGGTGCTGCTGACCAATCTGGTCGATGACATTACCTTCAACACCAATACCGTCGTGAGTGCCTATACCCCGCGCGCGCTTGACATCCTGGCCGGGCTGGCCCCCAGCCTGCAGGATTGGGACGATAACGCCTACCACCTGCTGGGGCCGATTTACGAGGAAAGCAGCGAGACCGAGCCGGGGGCGGGCGTCCTGACCTTTGCGCAGTGGCAGGCCGCGACCGGTTTCGATGCCAACAGCACGTATGCCGCCAGCCTGCCTACCTCCAACGTCGTCAAAGTCATCGACTGGCAGGCATTGAACGTGCAGCACCTGATGGCATTTTACATCGCAAACTGGGAACTGCTGGATGAGGTAGAGGTTGATCTGGCGGCGTTCGGAATCAGCCTGCCGGAAGGCGAGTACGTGGCGGTGCAGGCGCAGGATTACCTTGTGGATCGTCGCCCGATCAGCTACAACCCGGCAGTGAGCACGATACTCACCTTCGACATGGCCCCGGCGTCGGTCGCTGTCCCCGCGAACGCCTCTGTCGCGTTGCGCAGTACCACTTTCCCACAGTGCGGCGTATTTATCCTGATGGCTGCGGCATGAAAGTACTCATTCTCGCCCTGATCCTGCTGGCCGGGCAACCATCGTCCACGACCGTGCGCGAGTGCTTACTGAAAGGCGGCTACACCGCGCGGGTGTATGACGTGATCGAAAACGGCAGTTACTTTGCGCATCTGAGCCTGCCTATCGCCCGCTTCAATCTGGGACGCATCATCGACGCCCCGGCGCTGGACGTATCCAGTCAATACGAGACTGTGCTGCGCAGCACGCGCCTGGAACCAGCCAATTATGCGCACCTGCTGTTTAACGTCGTCGGCACGGGCCACACCGCGCCAGAAGACGCGGACCCGGACATCGCGCGGGTGCGGCACAACCTGTATGCCAACTACTACGGCGAGAACCGGCGCGTGCTGTTTGTCGAGAGCGATCTGGACGGCGATGGGCAAATGGAATTGTATGCTTTCGTCTACCAGCACCTTTACGAGCCGGACGCGCTGACAGTAGATCCAGCACAGCGCGGCGTCTATGGCTGGCACGGCAGTTGCACGCTGAGGATCAGCCCGTGACCGACTTCTGGCTCGGCCTGATCGTCGGCTTCGTGCTGGCGACGCTGGTGTTTGCGGCCTGGTACAATGCGCGGCGTCATTAACGTGTTTCCTACGGTGCGCGTGGTAAAATAGGGCAGGGCAGATGAGGGGGTAGGGGGCATGTTCCACACACTGACCCGCTGGTACTGGCGACTGCGCTTCCGCCTACGCCGCCCGGCGACGATGGGCGAGTATGTCCGCTGGCGCGAAGTCACGATAGATGATTTGTCTGTGCGCGGCGTTAATTGGCTGGGGCGCTCAGGCCCGAACCTGATGAAAGAGCGCCCGCTGGACGATTGGAGCACTGGCGCGAAGTGAAGGGGTAGGGAGAGTGGTAGCATTCTATAACTGCTACGCATTCACCAACGCCGGGGAGCGCGTCATTCTCACGCTGGGGCTGTCTTACGACGAGGCCATGGCCCGCTGTGAATACGAGGTGCGTTTTCTTGCCGATGAATTCCATACGCCACTTTTCCGGCATGGTGATACGTGGTACGAAGAGGGTTGGCTGCCCCGCGTGACCCTGCACGCCGTGCAGCATGACCCATTTGCGAAGACCAATGCGGGGGTCGTGTGGATGCCAGCGACGGGCGGATAAAACCGATTCTGTGAGGTGAACATGATTGCCTTCGACAAACAAGCGTGGTATTTCTTCGGGCGCTGGATATGGCTGAGGTTTCGAGCGCGAAACGCTACGCTCAAGCATGTGCTGAGGGCGATGCTATGGCTGAATCGTTCGGCCTACATCACCAAGCGCAGCGACTACAGCGAACGAACCTATGCACTCAAAAGCGATCTGCTGCGCTATCTGTATCATGCCGGATTGGTGGATACTGTCACGAAACAAAAGCAAACCCTAACGTGTAGTTTTTGCGGCGGGGATGGCAAAGACCCCTACGATTGGAGCGGTGACGAATGGGATAGTTGCCGGAAGTGCAGCGGCTCAGGCGTCTACCGCGAAACTATCCTCATCAAGTTTCGCGTTGGTCGCTACGTGTGGCATCAGCCAGCACCTTTGGTCGATTGGTTGAACATCAATCTCATTGAATGGGATGATAAGGTTATGTTCGAGAGCCACGACGAGTGCGGACTTCCAGAATTTCATAGCGCCAAGTTACGCGAACACTGGTTTGCTGTGGTCGTGATGTATCTCTGGCGTCATGGGGTAGACACTCGAAAGCACCAACTTGCGCCCCTGAAAGCCTGTCTCAAATGGCATAAACCACGCTGGTGGTATCGACTGCGCAAGGCATGGCGACAGCGCCGAATCTCTAAAGAGCGCGAGACTGTGCCTGACTTCCCATTTTGAGTTGACCGTTGAGAAGGCCAGTTATTTTACCGACATAACCTGATTTATGAGATTGTAGGTGAAATGATATGTGCCCTTATCTGGCTTAGGTCGTTTCTCATAATTATTTCGCGGGCGACAGGGGGTGGGATGGCAAAGAGGCGAGGGTGGTTCCAATCATTTCTCAGGGGGATGGGTTCATTCTCACTATTTGGCAGCCCGCCTGATCCTGAAACAATGCGCATATTGGAACAAACCGATACACAAGCTATCGCCGGGGACTGGCAAGTGGTGGGCGATGATTTGCGTAAAGCGATGAAATATCTCAAGCCCCCTACCCCGTCGAGCGCCCACGAGGAATCATGATGCATCCAACCTATGTCTCATACATCGCAGGCAACACCCATTGGGCGGGGATGGTCATGGGCAAGGATGTCCTATTCATTCGTACCCGCTATTTCGATCCCGGCACGAATGCGGACACGAATTATATGTTCATCATGGATATGTGGAAGCCCCCTGCCCCGCCGAATAAGGAGCCGTGATGCATTGCCCGAACTGCCATACCCCGACCAACGGCCCGGACTGGAAAGCGCGCACGACCCATCTCTGGGCGAACCAGTATGGCGACTGTCAGCGCGTGTTTTGCAACGTGTGCGGCGGCTGGTACGATGTCAAGACGCTGCACCTGCGGGTCACGGTGCGCGAAGTTCATGCGCCTGAGTCACCGCCTGCCTAACGCGCGGGAAATCTAACCTGATTATAACGGTCAAACGGCGGGATTTGTGCTAGACTATTTTCAGTACATGGGGCAGCAGGGAATGACGGCGTTCGCTACGCCCTGCCCCACTGGACGGCGGCCTGTCGATGCCCACGACGGCCAGCCGAGGGCAACTATGCTGGTTGTGGTGCAACGGGCAGCACGCCGGGTCACGGCCCGGAGACGGCGGTTCGAGTCCGCCCGGCAGACAAGCGGTCAGGAGGCGCGGCGCAACCCCGCGCAGGCTGACGGCCCGGTTTACCGGCATCCCGTCTGAAGCACTGGCCGCAGGTTGTGAGAGCTATGGTGCGCCTAGCAATATTGGTTGATGCCCTACCGAGGTGGGGACATATTCGCTTCATCCGATTTGTTGGGCACACCTAGCAAAATCCGGTGTCGGGTGCAAAGATGGCATTTGCCGGAGCACCCAGACCACAGGCTGGTACGCGGGACTGGCCTTAAAACCATGACTTGCCCGTTAACGGCATAACAGCACTACCGGGGTGTTAGCCGTGCCCCACCTTGCAGGACATGGCTCGTCACCATAGACGACGGGAGCGCGGGCCGCCTCAGTGCCCGACTAACAACCCAACGGCCATCAGGCCGTTTTTTATAGCAGCAGCCCCGACGACGCGCAAACGCCGCCGGGGGTGCTACAAGCACGCTACAAGAGGCTGTAGACATGCTCAGCACCCATTGTAATCCCAACTGGAATAATGCGAAAATGATGCAGCGTTGGCTTGATCGTATAGATCGTGTCGTCGATTGGCTGTTTGAATCGCTGCCTGTCTACCGTGTGGTCGGGCTGGCGGCACTGGTCATCGGACTGTCGAATATTGCCGAGCCGTTGTCGGGCATGGGTCAGATCGTGATGCGTGACTATCACGTCAGCCTGGGGCTGCATACGCTGGCAATGCTGATCCTCACCCTGTCGGGACTGGTCCTGCTGATCAGCCGCCAGGCCCCTGCCCCGCTGCTGTATCTGCCGACGGTCATCTATATCGTGGTGACGCCGATTGTCATCTTCGTGGTGGCTCTGACCCAGTACAATCCGGGCGCCGTGTGGTTTGGCGTCAAAACCATCGGGTCATTGACGCTGCTGGGCGGTTATCTGCTCATGCGCGCCATTCGCCGGGGGGACGCATGACCTGGGAAGATTTCGTCAAGCTACTGGCGGTGTTTGTCACAACCATCTTTGCATCCTATGGAACCCTGAAAGTGACCAACCGCAAAAACCCTAACCTCAAGGACCTGGTCGAAAGCCTGAGTGTGGAACGTCATGACCTTCAGGAAGAAAATGAGGCCAAACAGCGCCAGCTAGACGCCCAGGCGCAGGTGATCGCCCGGCACGATCTGGATTTGGCCTCGATGAATGGCAAGTTGGAATTGATCGAACGGCAGCGCGTCGAGCAGGAAATGCGCCACACGCAAAACATGGTGGCTCAGGAAGCGCGCCACTCGGATACGCTGGCAAACGTGGCGACTGAAAAGACCAACCTGCGCCTGGAACTGGATCGCATCACCGGGCGGGTGAATGAACAAGCCACACGCCTGTTGAACCTGGAAACAGAAAATCGAAGCCTGCGCGAAAAAACCGGTCTGTGCGAACAATTAGAACGCGAACGCGATGAAATTGCGGCCTCGTTGAAACATGCTGAAAAGCGGATTGTGGAGTTGGAAGAAATGATCAAGCTGCTCAAGGAACGCAAGCCCCCGCCGCCCACGACCGAACCGGACGACCACACGCCGCCCGCCCCACCGCGCCTGACGATAGCCGATGCCGCCGCTGCCGAGGCGACGCTGGACAGCGATGACCCCGCCGCCCGAAAGGACGAGGCCGCCTGATGGATAGTCTACGACCAGTGTACATTCGCTGGCGCGATACAAGCTCACATCCCGGATGGTATGACCGTGCGGAATACCTTGAAGCGGCCCGCGCGCCCGTGATGTTAATGCACACTGTGGGCTGGCTCATTCTGGAAAACGACGAGTGTATTGTCATCGCACAATCTATTTCAGAAGACAAGGCGGGCGAGTTATTAAAGATTCCACGAGAGGCTATTCGACATCAGGAAGCCATCCAGGAGTTGATCAATGGTTCCGATATTTGACGACCTGGCAGATTTTCCGCATGGCTATTATTGGTATGTACAGCGCTGGTACGATGACGCGAGAATCCCGCATTATCATGGCATTCGTTCTGATGCCTCGACACTCTCTCTGGCTCAAATCACTGTGAAGTTTAACCTCATTGCGTGCCCTGTAGACCTGGTTTACGGCCCATGCAGCGTTGACGATTTAATGGAATATATGGCCGATGTAGGCAATGTGATCGACGATGGAAGCGATGACATAGGCACGCTGGGCTGGCTAGCATGACCCCCCGCCTCTGGCCGCTGCCGTACATCTCCCTGCTTCGCCTGGGCCAACGCGATACTCAGATCGTGCAGCCGCTGGCCGCGCCGGCGGAACGTCACCCGATTGGGCTGAACGTCCGTCAGGATGTCGATTACGCGAAGGTGCTGGCTTATGTGAAACAGCAAGGCGGCGTCAAGGCGATTTTATTCCACTGCGACACCGGCGTCCTGCCACGTCTCAAGGACTTCCTGCCTTACGCGGATAAGGTCATCTGGCGGCCTCGCATGTTCGCCGATGAAACGCTGTACACCCTGGCCCAACCTGCGCAATGGGTATTCGACCGGCGACAGGAAATGCACGCGGCGGGCTTCCGAGACGGCGACCTGTGGCTGCACCTGCACAACGAGGCGGGCTGGTCTGTGCCGATGATCGTCTGGGAATATTCGGCGATGGAATACGGCCTGCCCTACGGCGTGCGTTTCGTGGCGCTCAACTGTGCCGTCGGCACGCCACCGCAGGAGGAGATCGGGCTGGCACACCAGGTCATGGCGCTGGCCGGACAGTTCCCGGACAGCATCCGGCTGGGACTGCATGAGTACTTCAGCGTCTACGGCACGCGCAAAGACCCCTGGTATCTGGAGCGCTGGCGGTGGTGGGAAGGCTACCGCAAGAGCAAGCAATTGCCACCGGTCAAATACCTGATTACGGAATTTGGGGCCGAAGACATCGCCGACGATCATGCCTATACCGACGCCCTGCCCCGCCCGTTTTGGCTGGACAGCAACCAGCGCATCGGCGCGGTGGCGACTCTCGAACCCGCCTGGGCGGCCACCTATAACAACCCGGAACACAATCAGAACCCGAAGCCTTACCCCGGCCTGGACAGGGCCTATCAGGAACAAATCGTCCAGGCGTTCAGCGTCGGCAACTATGACGAACCGGAAATCGACGGCGTGCTGCTGTTTGGCTGGGGCCGGGGCGAGTCGCGCTGGATCAATTATGACATCAGCGGTATGACCGTACTGCACGGCTTACTGGCAACGTGGGGTGACGCCTACCGTGCTACCGTGCCGACCGACATCCCGCTCGAACCTACCCCGGAGGAGAACCCGATGCGCCTCTATACCCCCGCTTTAGTGCGCACGATCAACGGCGCAGACAAAGGCGTCAACGTGCGCCGCGCTAAAGACGCGACCAGCGAGTATCTGCTGACCCTGCTGACCGGCATGGAAATCGAGTACGCCGTTTCTGAAGCGGGCGTGGCGTACAAGAGCCTCGGCGACCGCTGGATACCGGTGCGCACGCCGTCCGGCGTGGAGGGCTTCGTGTTCGCCTACTATGTGGCCTTCGACCCGCGCCCGCCGGTCGTGCTGCCGCCGGACCCTGTGCCAGAGCCGGAACCTGACCCGGACGATACGACGCCGCTGCCGACGGTCAAGTACGTGACCGAAGCCGAACTCGCCGACGCGTTGGTGGATCTGGAGGTGGACTTGCGCGCCGAATTTCATACTGAAATGACGGCGCTTTATGTGGATCTGCTCGAACTAATCGCCGAGGTCGCGCTGAAACAGGGCGCGGGCTACGCTGAGGTCAACCGATTTCTCGCCGATAAGTTGGAAAGCCTGAAGGAGGCTGTGTAAATGAAACGTCTCATCTTTGTGTTGTTCATCGTGCTGGTGCTGCTGGCGCTCTTTGCCCTGCCCGCGCTGGCGCAGGAAGTCCCGCCGCCCACTCCTGACCTGCCGGTCATTCCGCTGGATCAGGCCGCCAACCTGCTGATTGCGACCATTGTCTCGATCCTGATTGGCCTCGTGGACAGCCCGATTACCACGTTTTTCGTGGCGCTGCTCAAACATATTCCCGCGCTGAACGTCGTGCCCGCCCGGACGCTGCAATTCGTGGTCGCCGGGATTGTGACGGTCATCTATTGGCTGACGAGTTACCTGGGGTATGGCGTGCAGTTTAACACCGTCATCGGGGTGCTGCTGGCGATTGCCCCTGCGCTGGCAGGCTTGTTTGCACGCCAGACGGCCAGTGCCGCCACCTACCACGTCATGAAAGCTGCGAACGTCGGATTTGTGGGCTATCAACGCCCGGCGTTTGCCAGCGGCGCGAAAGGCTAAAACAAAAACAGCGCCGAAGCGCTGCTCTGCTCCCCTGCCCCGGTGAATGCCGGGGCTTGTTTGCGTTCTAGCCCTTGAAGGCCGCTTTGACGATTTCAGCCTTCCATTGTTCCTCTGGTGTCAGGTCATTGTTCGGTTTCTCTGAATAGCGCAAATAGGTCTGAAAATCCATATTGCGCTTTGCGGCTGAGTTACGCACCTGTTGCAATGTACTGTTCTTGGTTGCCGGATATTCTTCCATCGTTCCTGCCCCCTGCCCTCGCGGGCGGTAGGGGGCCGCAGCCCCCGCGTTCTGGGTGGGTGGACTAGATGTAGCTCTCATAAAACCGATCTGCATAGGGATCGGCCTGTGCGTGCGCAAAAATGCCTTCAGCCCAGCGGCGGGCTTCGATGTATTCCTTCTCGATCTGCGCATCCGTCTTGTTCGACAGAGAGAATGTGCTCGAACCAGACCAGCGGAAGCGAGGTAATGTGCTGACAATTTTGAATTGAATCAAAGTGGGAGAAGTCTCGGTTTCGATTAGCCAAAATTCTGGCATCGTCTGTTGAGCCTTGCGTTGCAGTGCAGCTTTGATTTGCGTTGCTTCAACACGCATTTCAGTCTCAATAGCGCGGATCACAGATGCGATGGGCGCTTTACTGTGCGGTGTAAGCTGCACAAAACTGCTGCGTTTACTCAACCCGTATTCTTTTTCCATCTGGATACGACGATTGTTATCAATCCAGGTAGTCGTGCCAAGCTCGACTTTTGCGATCAACTGGGCGTATTCCTGAGCGATGGATTCTTCATCTTCGACCTGATATGCCTGAGTTTCGGAAATTCGTTCAGTCCACCAAGCGCGGAATTCATCGTGATCTGCGTGCCCGTAGGAAAATGGGTACATGAAACTTTCGCCGGTTTCATCAATTGACCAGACATTGTATTCAGAGTCCAGATAACCAACACCTTGCAGTGTCTTATACATTTTACTGAACTGCGCTTTGGTAACTGCTACTTTGCCCGCCGGGGACACGCTGTAGTGTTGACCAGTTCGGGCATCCAGCACAAAGTGCTGAAATCCATCACTGTGATAGAGTTTGTAGTTCGGGTTCACTGTGTAGTTAAATTTGCTGTTCATTTCGTCGCTCCGTTTCGTAAAGGGCCGCAGCCCCCGGCGTTCGTGCTAGCTCTCTTCGCTCATGTATAGCTCATCATACAGCGCCAACGCGTCGTCGATCTGTTTCTGCGTGAGCGTGAAAGTGGCCTCGCCGTCTTCCTCGAAACTGCCATCGTCGGGAAGGTAGAGATTGAGCATGTCTACCTCATACTCACCGACAAAAGCATCGTCAGCCTGCGGATCATCGTTGCGCCAGCCGTAGACCTGAATGTTCAGTTGGTCTTCGCCGCCGATGTACACCGCATTAATACGGATGCGGATGGTCAGGTCGCCAAAATCCTTGCGGTCGTCATCTTCTGCGGTGATGGTGTGCTCAATCGCTTTCTTGACCTTGATTGTCTCGGTTACGTAACCAAGTTCAGTGTCGAATTCAGTCACGGTCACGGTTTCGTATTCGGTATCAGCAGCGGGTTTCGGAAGGTCAGCAGCGTTGACGGTTTCTTTGCCACTTGGCTGATCCATCGCTTCGCGGTCAAGGTTATCACCGAAGATGTCATCAAACCGGCTGTGGTCAAATTTCGGGGTTTCGTTGCTGTTCATTGGTCGCTCCGTTTTGTTCTTTATCTATGCTACCAGTATATACCAAGTTGAACTTGATTGTCAAGTAGAAAAACAATCAGTTATTGGGGGTCTGTTCGCGCGGCTTTCGCTTCGATCAGAACAGGCTTTACTTTCGCGTCGCTCACACGATCCCCACCGCGCCCGCCGGTATCATACATCGGGAAGTGGATTCCCCTTTTCTCGCAGAATAGAAACATGGCCTGTCGCAGGGCTTCTGAGCTATCCATATCGCCCCGCGCTGTGTCCCATGCATCTTTCTGGTCAGGGTACAATTTACTGCCCACGCTCGTGCTAGCCCGTGTTTCCATAGTATGCCATCCTCTTGACAAGTTAACTTGCTCTAAATGCCATTCTACAAAGTGTTTGGCGTCGCGTCAACCGCACTGTCCGCCGGTTTCTGCGCCCCCGCCCCCTGCCCCGCCAGCGCGTCATCCCACCGCTTGAGCTTTTCCTCCGCACTGCGCACGCCGCCATCCATCGTCGCAACGTCCCGCAGAGTGATATAATCACGCATCTCTCGCGCCGCCGCCTCGATAGTCCGCAGGCGCTCTTGAGTCGCACCGTGCGCGGATTCCTCATCCTCGCACTTATTTATCCACAAAGTGGCGGCCTGTTGTGTGTTCATCAGTTCACCTCGCCCGCGCTCGACTTCGGCTTTCAGCACGCCAATGTCCTCGGCAGCCTGAGTGCGCGCGCCGTCCAGCGTGGCATTCAGGCGCTCGACTTCCGCCAGTAATGTGCCAACATCCTTGATAGACGCATATAGCGCCATCTCGTAGTCCACAATTGGCTCAAGGCGCGATCGGTAGATAAACTCTTCGTATTGGTCTTCGTGCCGCGCCTTGATGTGCTCCAGATCTACTACTGACATAGTCGCCGCCTGATCTCGTCCTCATACGCCTGCTTCTCCGCTTTCAGTGCTTCATAGTCTTTCGCGCTCTGGCGCTGAGGCTCTTCGTGGATATTACGCCAGTGACCCAGCAGTTGCCAGTACGCGTAGAAAAGCTCATCCCCCATCTCGGTCAAATTGAATATCTTTCCCATCGTTCACCCTCACAGAATCGGTTTTCTTCGTACTGCTCGAACGTCACGCCACGTCCTCCATGTCCATCGGCAGCGTCAACTGCCTGCCCGCCAGCGCCCGCCAGTCGCCGACACAGACGACCTTTGCCCCGCCCCGCGTCCACCGATCTGTGAGCGCTATGTTCAGCACGACCAGCGCCAGCGCCGCGTACAGGTCGTCCATGAAAGCCCGTAGGGTGAGACAGGACAGCACGTAGGTCAGGTCTTCATAGCCGTTCGTGCGAATAGAGCCTTCGCTTGTAGTCACGATAATGCCTTTCCAGGGATAGGGGTCATAGCTACCACCGGGTGGGCAGATGGCCGGCAGAAGCCGGACAGATTGCGGACACGTTTCGGACATCATGCTATTTTTTCCTCCTGACCTGTTTGCGACTGCGTATCAAGCCACTCCACAATGGCGGTCGCAATCGGGAGGACAACTTGCGGGACGACGGCGTTGCCCAGCGCCTTGAGCCGATTCGCCCGCTGGTCTTTGCGCTGCGTTGTACGCAGCGGTTCCCAATCGAACTGCGCCTGGCCGGGGCGGGCGGGCCACTGATGTCCGTCCAGTCGGGCGGGTAGCCCATCAAAGTTTCCACCCAGTCGGGGTTCAACTGACCCGTAACTTGTTCCCTGAGATTGGAGCAACCGCCTATTGTCTTTGCGCGTGCCAACGCTTTGGGCGAACGATTGATGTTGTTTGCGTCGAATGTTTGTGGCGTTGCCCATGCGACCTGTGTGTTGAGTGGTTGCGAATTCCTGTTGAACTGTGATGGCCCGGCGTTGTTTGCGCCATCCTGTTTTGTGGGTGTTGACCACACTACTACTGCCTCGCTCAACTGTACTGTGACCGCGCTTTTCCATCCCGTTTTGCGCCGTTTCAGATAGCCCGTTGAATTGAGATAGACTTCGCTTTTCGTCAGTCGCCCAGTGTTGGTATCTGTGACCTGCGCGGTAGGCCACACAGAACCAGCGTTCGCGCTTGTGGGGCGCACCGACATGAGCAGCGGCCAGATGTCCCCACTGCGCATCGAACCCCATGTCGGCAAGCGCCCGGAGAAACTGCTTAAAGGTGTCCCCAACAGCGATGCTTGCAAAACCCGGCACATTCTCAAAAAGAACCACATTGGGTCTGACCTCCTGAATTACCCGAAACATCTCCGGGATTAAGTAACGTTCGTCCTGTTCGCCCTGTCGTTTGCCCGCTAATGAGAACGGTTGGCACGGAAACCCCGCCGTGATTACATCCACATGAGGCAGGTCGTGGCAGTCGTAAATGTCGCCAAAGATCGGCACAGTAGGCCAGTGTTTATGCAGTACCTGCTGACAGTACGGTTCTTTCTCGACAAACCATGCCGTGCGTGCCTGGCCGGTGGCATGAAATGCCAGCGAAAAACCGCCGATGCCCGCAAAGAGTTCGCCAATAGTATAGGTCACGAGACCCCCTTCCCTTTAGCCACCTTGCCATCGGGCACGCATTCCAGGAACGCGGTTTCTGCCAGGTGCGCGGTGCGCGTCGTGAGCCAGGTGCGCCGCCGGTCACGCGGACTGCGCCAACTGATTTCGTAGCCGACGGTCACTTTCCGCAGACTGGCAATGGTCTCCGCCGGGCCGTCGTCCGGCGCCGGCTTGCTGAGTTGGTAGGATCGGGCGGTCATTCTGGTATCCCTTCTAGCGCATCCCGCGCCTTTTCAATGATCATCAAACCGGATAGTACGGTTGCTTCGCTCAACCGGTACTGCCAGCACCAGTAACGCAGATCGGCCTTAGCGCAAATCAAGGTGTCATCCACATTGGCAAACTGCACAGCCTTGAGACATTCGTTGATTTGATTGATTAACACCAGTGCCTCTCGATATAGCTCAGACAATTCAAACACGCTATACTGTCCTTTCCTGTGTATGCAGGCCCCGGTACATCTCTTGCTTGGCGGCGGTAATGTACCGGGGAAGTCACTAAAATTCTGCGGTTTGCGAATTTTCCTCATATTCCGGGTTTAATGTCACCCAGAGATTAAACGCATCATCATTGACCCATCGTCCCGCCTGAGAACCCAACCAGTATGATTCATCGTTAAAGATCTGGTTAGGATGTGCTGTATCGCCGATCCGCAGACGGTCGGCATCATATTTCACACGCACTTTACCTTTGCGGCCCCTACTGTTTTTAGTACAGTTCAGCACAGTTGTGCCCATGAACTCACCCTGTTTGATATTCCTCCGAGCATCCTCTTTGACCGTCTGGGTAGCCACCCACCCGATCAGACCATAATAGACGCACAGCGATTTGAACCGTTGAATCAGGTTGTACATACTACTATCATCAGTATCCGCTTCATTGGACTTGAGAAGCTGTATGTAATCCACGATGAACACACGCGGAAAAGGCTTGACCGTTTCGCGCATCGCCTGGATTATTTCAGCCATCGCGGTCATATTCAGAGTCGTGTTTTCCATATAGTTCACTTCGGTTTCCCACAACATGATATGCGCCAGCGCCTTATTAGCTGCCTCACGCTGAGCAATGGTAAGATAATCGCGCAGTTCAAATTCCAGACCCTGCTGAGCGCGCCATTTGGCAATTTCATGAGCGTATAATTCATCCTGCGATGGTCCGCCATAGCGCTGAACGGCACGCTCAGCCATTTCGTCCGGTGTCCATTCCGGCGTCCAGATACAGACTGGTGTCCCCTGCTGCACATAATGATCCGCCAGTGTTTCGAGCGCTGACGTTTTTCCACTACCGGATGCACCGACCAGCGCGCAGACCTTCCCCACTTTGGTTACTCGAGCCTGCCCTCCTAAAAAATGGAGACATTTAAGCGGGAAGGGAATTGGCGGCACAGGGGGGACGTACTGGTCATCATTGATACGCCGTGCTAAATCCTCAAACAGAGAGGTGCGTTTGATAATCCGGGTCTGCCCGATAGTCACAATGTCGGTGGGCACTTTCATAGGCGGGGGCACGTAGGCGGGCTGTCCTGGTAACAGCGGTCGCGGCATGGGTCGATCCGGGATGTAGCGCGGCTGTCCCATGCCTGCGCGTAGGCCGCTCTCAAAAGTGGCTTCAAAGGTTTTCACACCATCGTCTTTGATCAGATTATTGGCTTGGCAAGCGCCAAGCAAGGCCCGTTTGACTTCATCCCTTGTCAGATGCCCGGCGGCCACAATCTGCCCCAGCGAAAAAGCGGCGACGGTCAACTGGTCATTGCGCCCGCCGCTGGGCATGGTCGCCAACAGATTCGTTTCATTGGTCAGCGCGGCCTCAGCATAAGCGCGATGAGCTGTGCCATTGGTCGATGGAGCCTGCGGTTCCGGAGTATAGGTGCGCTCTGGCTCATTGTGTTTCGCTATCCAATCGAGAATAGTCTGCATGTCGCCAGAAGGGAGGGGATGAATGTCGATGCGCTTATATACCTCATACAATGCGCCAGTGTCAGGATGCACAGAAGGTGGAGCCACGACTTGACGACCATCCGCTTTGATCTCGACGTGCCCACCCGGGACGGCGAGCTGCCCGGTGGACTTCGGCAGTGTTTCTGCACGGTAGTAGACATGCATTCCATTTCCGCTGCCGGTGGCGACGGTAAGTGTTTCGGACAGGATGGGAAACTGCGCACAGTAGGTTTTGTAGCCGTCCAGACCATCAAAGTCGAAGACCAGCAGATTGCCGGATGCCGCGCCGCATAGGACGCCTATGTTCTTGAGCAAGCCTTCGTCGTGCCATTGTTGAATGGTCGCAGGATTGACTGTGCTTGTGCTGAGTTTTTGCCAACCGGACAGGCGAGGGATTTTGCCATGCAGGGGGATGGGTACGATTCCCCTGCGCAGTAAATCGTTGGCTCGTTCAATCATGGTAGGGGTTGCGATCATGTCAGTCATGCCGGTATCCCGCTTACGCGCTTAAGTTCTGCTTCCTGAATACGATCAAAGTTGGGATCATCCCTATCAGGCAATCGAAGCATCTTGTCATCTTGTGACGTGTCGGCCTTATGTTGTTTCTCTCGCCAACGGTTGAACCATGAACACATCGTATCCATCTTTTGAGGTAGGTCGAGGTCGGGCTTCTGGCGCTTCCAGGCCGCACAGAACTGTGTCAGTTCTTCGGGGGTGGCGGGTGTCCCGCCGATGTTGTATTGCTTATTCCGCCCGAAATGCAAGTTAAGCAACAATTTTGCGATGTTCTGTTGCCGCGAGCCATAAAGCCTGAGATTAGTCTTGACCGCCTCCTGCATTGTGATAAGCGTCAGATTTTGCGGCGGAAGATTCTCGCTCTTATCTTCTACTTCTTCTTCTACTTCTTTGCCTAGTGGTTTTACTAGGGGTATCCTAGTAATTTCACTAGGGGTAGTGTTATCAATTTCACTAGGGGTAGTGATTTCACTAGGGGTAGTGATTTCGCATTCAAGTTCGCGGCACTGCTTAACGATAGCGCCAAAGTCGTAGACGCTGGGCTTACCATCGTAGTGTGTAACCTTGAGTAACCCTTTCTCTACAAGCGTGTCTTTCCATTTGCGAATATTAGAAACATGTCGTCCCACTCTATCGGCGATTGTTTCAAGACTGGGCTTAGCCTCACTAGTGGGTACATCATACTTGAAGCACATGACATGGCTTAAGAATGTGAACTCATTAGGGGATAGGCCGACTGTTTCACCCTTCGCGTTTTTCAGGTTGTGGTAATGCCTCATAATCCAACCTGGAACGTAAAGATAGCCGGTATCATCTAAATCATTGTCACCCCAACGCGAGACAAATTCTGATTTACGCTTGCTCATTCCCCCTCCCCCAGCGCCTTACGCCCGGCGTCGGTAAGATGCCATGTGGCGGGCGATGCCCACTGTTCCGGTTCGAGTTCGACTAAGCCGCGCCGTTCCAGAGAACGTAAGACCTTGCGATCCTGGGCGCGAAACGCCCAGTCATCCGTGTTGCAGAATTCGTGATTCAGCCACGCCAGCAGGTAACGCTGTTGTTTGCCAAGTTTAGCGCTCATGCCCCCGCCTCCCCACTGCCGGACGCGGCAGTCGTATGGCGGCTCAGCAGGTCGCCCGGAACCCAAACCCAGCGTCGGGGGATTACGTCATGAAACCAGACCTGCCACTCACCTTGAGGATTGGGTTGATCGCTATTAATCCAACCCAAAGTGCCTCGCTGGGCAATGACCCGACTACCATTGCGTGTCCTTAAATCCGCAATCAGCACGACATATTCATTTTTGGCAAACGGCGGATTGGTCTGCGGTTCCTCTCGCGGGTTCATGAAACATCCTCCCCGCTGCCGGGCGCGGTAAGATGAGCCTCAGCCAGTCGCAGCGCTTCGTTGAGAATATGCATCCCGGCCTTGAGTTCGGCGTAGTTATGCAGGTCGGGTTCATCATCGATGGCATCATTGAGCATGTCGAGGAAACCATACTCTTGCAGGGTATCGTTCATGATTTCGAGCAGTTCGAGATCGCTGCGGTCGTCGAGCGCCCAGGGGTTGAATGGTTCCGGGGAATTGCGTGCGGGTTGGGAAACAGGTATACTATTGTCAGCGCACATGGTTTACCTCCGGTGTGTGCTATAGGCCCCGCTTGCGACGGGGCTTTTATTTTCGATTGTCACTAGAAAGTATATCATTTCACCCTCGAAATTGCAACAAATGGTCTATGTGTGACGGGCTGTCGGCGTGCCGACACTAGCGGCCAAACAGAGGCAGGTCGGTAAAGTCGTCAATCCAGTCGGCCTCCAGGTCATCGTCAGGCGTGTCGAGATAATCGAGCAGTTCGCCGCCGTCTTCCTGGTCATCGTCCTGCACGACCTCGGTTTCCGGTCGCCGCGTGCCATTGCGAATATCGCAGCAGGTCGAGCAGAGATGCTCCTGCGACTCCCACAGCAGCACAAAGCACTCATCTTCATCCTGCACGTGACCACAGTCATGGCAAATCGCACCCTGCCAGTCCATCGTCTAGCCCCTCCCCCGCCGCTGTGCCCGGTGGCTTTGTGTGCGCCGCACGTCGGCGTACAGGATGTCCAGCGTATCGAGCACGAGATCGTCTTCGGTGGCGCGGGCGCGGGCCTCGCAGTCCACACACAGCGGCGCGTCGGTCGGGCGTCCACAATGCAGGCAGGTGGTCTCATTCATCGTCCCTCTATCATGCGTCTATGCCGGTCGCGTTCGTAATTCAAGTCTGCTTCGTGTATCCAGCCGTCAGGGTGGCGCACCTTAAACCAACGGCCAATCCGATAATCGAAGTTGACGTAAGCAATGCTGATTTCGCCGTTGAGGATATGGCTCTCAGAGTTTTCCATCTCATTGAACGGCAGAGAATACACCGGCACGGGATCGACAAATTCGCACAGCTTCCAACCGTCGAAGTCGATCTGATGAACTTTGCATCGCCACCATTTCTGTAGGATATTCATTCATGGCCGGTCGATTTCAGGGCGTCACGGGCAATGTCCAACCAAAGATGAGCAAGGTCTTCCCATGACCGTTTGCCATTCCAGATTTTTGTGTCGCAGATCGCTTCAAGTGCTTTTTGGTAGCGGTCGCGGTCGGCGGTCACGATCTCAAGCTGAGCGCGTAGGTCGTTGACTTCGCTGGTAATCTGCATATCAATCCGGTCATAATCCGGCCATACGGTGTCATCCTTACCCGCGCCTTTATAGGCGACATCGGATAGAGATACGAGCAAGGCGTCCAGTCTGTTTTCTGATGTAGTGTCCATCGTATCCTCCAAAATTTGCGTTCTGTCGTCATACCTGCTATGCTTTCGGCTGATGGCAACGCGAAACGCTCTGCGCCTCGCGGCCAGCGAACAAGGATCAGGGAAGCGCTCCGGCCAGGGAGCGTTTTGTTTTCCCTGCCCGCGACTCTACCCATTGCCATCCGTGTTCGCAAATTTCCCCTCCGTTCAGTACGCCCCGGCCATGCGACCGGGGCCGACACTTTGCTCCTCAACGCCATGCGGTTAAGCTGCACCGCGTCGAGACCACGACGGGCCATAGGACCCGTGACGCGACTAAGCCGCTATACCTATTGGTTCAGGCCGCCACACGACCGGGCGCGGCTCATGCCTGCGCTTGTGCCACATTCCATGCAGCCACTCCCGGTATTCGATCATCGCCAGGGCCGACCGCGTCGGGTAGGCGCGCTTCGTGACGCCCGCTGCCGGGACATAGTAGGATTTCATGGCGTATCCTCCCAATCCACACGCTCCTCAGCGCGCAGTTTTTGATATTCGTCCAAAGTCATCCACCAACCCTCATAGCGGACCTGGATGGCTTCCCAGCGTTCCTTGCGCGCCAGAATGCGCCCGTTGGTATCTTCCACCCACAGGATGTCCCACCAATGGCTCCAGCGTTCCGGTATGCGTGTGAGCCTGTCCAGTGCTTCGTTCAGATCGTCACAACGCTCATATCCTGCCGGTACAGCATAGGTGCTATAGTCGGTGCTATACTCGCCGCGAGTGAGTGCGCGCAAAAAGACAGTCATACTCGCTCCCTCCAAATCCTCATGGCCCGCCTTGCTTTTTCGTGGGCCTGGTTGACCTTGCTGCGTGGGGCGTTGGGATCGTCCTTGAGGTCGAAGTAATTCCAGACCGCCATCAGGGTCACGGCCTGCGCTCGCACCAGTGTTTCGCGTTCGTCGCGTTCAGCGTCCAGCGCGCGGATCAGGTCAGCCTGTTTCAGCACGGCGTCCTGCGATTCCTGATGCACCGCCAGCAAATCGTCACTAAAACCGTCGATGATAATCACACGACCTTTGTCAATAGCTTGCAATGCGGTCATGTAATCACCTCGAAGAAATGCAGCACAATCGAGCCGCCATTGAAGAGTAAGGTGCGAATGTAAGACATCCTCTCGAAATGCGCAGGGCTGCCCGTTGTGGCGATGTGAATATGTCGCTGCTCAGACTCACACGCTGGATTGACGATGGCCCACAGGCACAGTTGTTCGCGTTGCATCTGAATGTCCAGAATGCGCGCGCCTTTAGGCAGGTCTACCGTAATATCTGGAGACCCCTCGTAATTCAAGTCATATTTGTAAATCACATGTCCAATCATCAGCTTGCCCTCCTGAGTTGATTCGCTTGCGGTGTCCAGATCGGCCCCTCCAATGGAATGCTGGCAATGCCGACCGTCAAAATCCAGGCCACCGGTTCCCAGCCGTACAGTTCGATGCACGGCCCGTAGTACCACGAGGTGGTAATCCGGTTGACCGTGCCGGTAGTGAGGTAAGGTCGCCCAGCGGCGCGAATGTAAACCGGCAGCACGTCGCCAATGGCAATCAGGCGTTCGTGCTGGGGCAGCGGTTGGCGCAGCGGCCCGGCGGGAAGCAGGCCCCACAACTGGCGCATGTAGCCAATGAGGATGCGAGGCGGACAGGCCCGGTTGGGCCTGCCTCGTTGAACATAGGTGCTGAGCGCGCCGGTCATTTCGCACCGCCTATCTGCGCTGAGACATAAGCCCCCAGCGCGGTGCGGGCTTCCGAAAATGTGCCCTGCCATTCGTCCAGCTTTTCGACGCTCAGCGCCGCCAGCCAGTCGCGTTCGTTGAGTCCGTCCACCTGCGCAGCTTCGGCGAAGGTCGTGCGTTCGCCCGTTTTCCAGGGACGCGCCTCACCCTTGCCGCCTGTGGGCGGGGCTACCTGATGTGATTGCAGGCGTTCGATCACCCGCTTGACCTTTTCGGCATCGTCCATGTCGTCCTGCAACTCCCCTTCGCGCCACATGGCGTTAATGGTGTTGGTAGCCTCGTTGGAGGACTGCCAGGCAGCCTGTACTCCTTTATCGGTTTTGATTTTGGCAATCACCATCGCGGGCGCGCCGGATGCGTCGACCTGTTCTACTTTCTGCGCAGTCGCCGGTCTGCTGTCTGCCTTGCGCGGCGCGGTGGCCTTGCGCTGACCTGTAGTTTTAGGTCCACTGGACGAACTTTCGGCATCGGCGTCGTCTGTATTTTCAGTGGAAATCAGGAAGGTATACTTGAGAAAATACTTGGTACACATCGTCATCGTGGCATGGATGGCTTTATCACCTGTATTACCCAGCCTGCCAAACCAGGGGGTGACCAGCGTGGCCCCAGTATCGCCACAGGCCAATGTGAATTCAATGTCGATATATTCGCCGTCCTTTTCGGCACGTTTGCCGATAAGACGTGGGGGAAGCATTGCCAGATTCGCAGCGGCCATTTCCTGACGTACAGCCGCATAGAGATCGCCGTCCGTTATATATGTGTAACCGCGTCCTTGTTCCTTCATAGTGACTACGCCGCGTTCCTGCACACTGCCGATCTTACCCATGACCTGCGCGATTTTGGAATACAGCGAGGCCATACCATTCAAGATTGGTTCGGGTACTACCAACTTGAGCGCTGCCGTGCCGTCGGTCGCTTCCGTGCGCGGCGTGCCGACGGGCTGGCCGTGCAGCGGTTTGTAAGGTCGTGTGTTGCGGCGCTCGACCTCGACCTCTTCATCGTTCGTGCCGATGACGCAATCGATGCGCCGGTTCGGGCCAAGAATGACCGGGATCAACTGCTGCCTCTCGCTATCACTGGCAATGGTGTACCCGGCCTTGACAATGGCCTTGCGGTCTTCCTCATAGATGTCGATCCGCACCTTGCCCCCGACGACATCCGCCAGCACATAGGCGGCGTCCGGTTCCTGATGGCCCGGCTTCGTCCAGAGGAATTCGGCGATGTCTACCTGTTCATTTCGGAATTCTGATAAATCATTTACGACCATGTGTTATTATTCTCCTTGTTTGTCGTTACCGGCGGGCCGTTCTTCGAGGGGCGGCCTGGCCGGTTTTTTGTTGCCTGCAATGTGAACGCAAGCACAATCTGGTATGTTTATCGCCGATACCCGGCGTCAGTGCTGTGGTGTCCGCCCCTGCCCTGCTGAGCACCCGGCAGTCGTCCCTGAGAAGTCGGGCTGTCGAGGTGACGCTTGGCGGGGGTGCTTGCGTCAGATAGACAAAGCCATGACATATTCCATGCGCATGCCCGGAATACTCATGACGTTCCATAACGCGTCCTGCGCTGCGAATAGTGAGGATGTGCCCTGACCGTCATGCTGCTTAAATCCCTTCACACTGGCACGCCACCGATCAGACTCGTCCTTGTAACACTCAATTACAGTTCCCGCAGTGGTATAAATCATATCCGGCTTATTCATTGTTCCTCTCCTTGTAATTCTACCTCGAAACGGGTATTCTTGCTACTGACGTTCGTCGTGTAGTTACAGAATAGTGTGAGTATGGTATGATTTCTGTATGATGTGTCGTAGGTGGGAATGTAGGACGTGGGACGCGACATTCCTATGACACTCCCCTCGCCTAAAATTCGCCTAAAGTTGGTCATGTAACAATTCCTTCATGACTGCAAGGTCTGGGTGGCTTCGGTGTCATACGGCTGCGTGTCTTGCTCGCTGTAGCCAGGCTCCGGGATCATCGGCCCGGCCATGCCCCGCGCCAGCATCGGCTGCCAGATGGCATCGCCCAGCGCCCAGAAGAACACCGCCAGCGCCTTGAGGATGGCCGAGGCGAATTTACGCATGGCGGGCCGCCTTCAGGAACGTGGTAGTCGTTTCTTCGTAGGTCTCCGGCGTGGTCGTGCAGTACCAGAGCGTACACGTGACGTTCGTGCAATGCAGGATTACCTGCCTGCCCCCGGCGACGATCTGGCCGCTGGCGTCCCGGCTGTATGGCCCGGTCTCCTGGACATCCTGCCAGAGTTCGGAACCGCATTCCTTGCAGTGGTAATGTTTCACGAGGATAATTCCTTTTGCTAGGTACTCCGGTGCTTAGTGCCACAGGTCGCTGGCTTGTCTTGGTCGGCAGTGACCAGCGGCCTGTGGGTCTTGCGTTAGACTCTCATGCTACCTCTGCCACATTGCGACAGCCTCACAATCCAGTCTATAATCTAGTATATGCGCATTCCCTCTGTGCGTCAAGTCGTAAATAATTAACGTTTCTCTTATAGACGCGCGTGAGTTCATTTGCTATACTGTAGGAAGGTATCAGGAATGGCTGAAGTGCTTAAACATCGACTCGTGGAATTGATGGCAAAAAAACAGCCCGGCAGACGCAAGCCGCTGACGATTACGCAGGTTGCAGAGGAAGCAGGTGTATCGCGCCAATCGCTGTATACGTGGCTGCGTCAAGGTAAAGCCGATATGAAGGGTGAGACTGTCGTCAAGCTCTGCCGGTACTTTGGCGTCGATGTCGGCGACCTGTTCTATATTGATGAGGAGGCGTGATGAGCGAATATGCGATCTTGAAGGATGGGATCGTTGTGACTGTGGATGTGCTCGAATGGGCCGCATTCTTTGAGGAAAGCGATAATCGGCGCGTGGCGAAAACCATCCTTGACCATTGTGAAGTCAGCACGGTCTTTCTTGGTCTTAATCATGCCTTCGGCAATAGCTCCCCGTTATGGTTTGAAACGATGGTGTTTGGCGGCCCCCTGGATCAGGAGGTCGTCCGCTATGGCACGCTTGAGGAAGCGCGTCGGGGGCATGACCGCATGGTCGCACGGGTCAAAGACACCGCGCCCGGCAGCGGCGGCGAGGAGGACTGATGAGCGACCAACAATTACGCGCACTGGGTGCGATTTTTGCACTTGGGAAATGCGTCGGACATGTAACCGATGCGACCCATGCAATTCAACACATTCGATACCTGATCCGGCAGCATCAACTGCCCGTGAATGACGAGGTACAGCAGACTCTAGAGGAATTGGTGTCTCTTGGGGGAACGCTAGCGACTATTTCTATAGCGTTATCCAGGCTGGCTGAAACCTATCGGAATGCACTGGATTCCGCGCCCGCCGGCGGCGAGGAGGCGTGATGGACGTGTATCATCGGATTACCATTAACCGGGAAGAGGTTGATCGTCAACTGAACACCATCTGGCGGGCGGCGGCTCAATTGCGAGTGACTGCCCTTCGGGTCGAAATTCAAAATGCCGTGATCGAACTTAACGAGATGGTTGGCAGCGGTGAATTAGGGGTGGATGCCGACACCCCGCCCGGCAGCGGCGGCGAGGAGGAGGCGTGAGCAATGGACATTCTGGCAATGATCGGCCTGTTTATGGCAGGCGTGGTCCTGGGTTATGGTTGGTGCGCATATCAGGAATCGCGGCGACGCTTCCATAAGATCGAAACGGACTTCGATGAATTTGAGCGCGAAGTGAGGGCCGCCAAAGAACGCATAAAAAGCGGGCGTTTCGACTGACTTGCGCGCCCGGCGCATCCGGGTTATCGAGGAGGCGTGAGCGATGGACATTAACAAAATATATTATCAGCCCGAAGAAATCGCCTCTGATGCCTACACGTTGCAGACGGCCAGGGTGATCGCTGCGGCAGCGTTGAATCGGGCAGAGCTTCGTGCTGCTGCCGGGCACGAACTGGGAATGCTTCACAGTTTTGCTATGGCGGGTGGATTAAGCACGCGTGGTGCTTTCGACCAGCGCATTGATGCTGCCGCCGAGGCCATGCAGATCGATATAAAGGGACACTCCGGGTCCTCGTGGGCGATTGCCGTCTGGACGGCGTGGCAACTGGTCGTCAATGGCGAATTGGAAGTTCACACGTACACCCCGCCCGGCGGCGGCGAGGAGGAGGCAGAATGAGCAAACCACAACCGAAAGCGGAGATTGCACTGAAGCGCATGGCGGGTTCGAGTATGCTTTTGATCTGGTGTTATTCGCAGGACGCAAAGGATTGGATCACTCAGCACTGCCGGGAATTCGGTTTCTTGTTTTGGGACGTGAACCTGGAGCATTTCATGCTGCATACGACGCCCGGCTACGATTTCGATGAGGTGATCACTTATATTATGAGCTATGGTAACGTGCTCGTCGTGCAATAATTTGCGCGCCCGGCGCATCCGGGTTATCATGGACGGCAGTCATAAAAGCAACGCCACAGAGATTACGGCCTCTGTGGCGTAAAGCCGACAACGTTGTCGCTGCAGCTAAAAGGATTGTACCATGTGCGCATTGGCGCTCCAATCTATCCCGCGCGTTGCACAAAGTGCAGCCCGCATAGACGCAAAACTCAGGAGATGCAAAGGCACGCGCTTTGTTGAGCGCTTCTGGCTGGATATGCTGAAACACGATGAACGTTGGTTAGCAGACAGGATTGCCGACTTGAAGAAAGAACGGCAATATAGTCGCGCCGTCCGCGATGGACTAAGATTGTTTCTGGATCTCCGCGATGGGCGGGTTGATGTACTGCTGGAGCTATTCCCGTTCGTACGCGCTCAGTTGGCAACAGCAGGGCAGGGCGATCTCAGCTTGCGGCTGGCGGCTCTGGAAGCGCAGTTGGCACTGTTGAAGCCCATGCCCGCAGCCACCAACATTGTATCTTTTACCCCGGTTATGCCACCTGCTGAGGAAGATGACACGCTGCTCACGGTGACGAAAGCCAGGAGCGAGCCGGGCAAGAGTTCCAGCAACTTTTTAGACGCCGCATGGCGGCTTGTACAGTAGGAGGCAACATGGACGAACTGGCTTATTTAATGGGACAGCGACAGGTATATGCCACGCTGCTCGAATTGGCCTTGAGTGGATTAGGGCGGGGGGTTGACAATGAACTGCCGTCGCTGCGATTGGAACGCGAGGCGACGATTGCCAGCTTGCGCGGACTGTGTGAGGAGTTCGGCGATAACGATTGGTCGGACGATCTGCATCTGGCGGATGTAATCGATAAACACCTCGCACCCTATCTGACAAAGGACGCCACCGATGAGTGACTTGAACCGCTTTATCGCGGAAGCGCTGGGCAAGACGGTCGCCCTGTGGCAGGCTGAAGATGATCTGTATCTGCGGGAAACGACCCCGGAGGGGCTGGTCATACATACGCCGTGTCCGCACTGGGACACGTCGCTCGATGCCATCACCCGCGAAATCGAGGCGGCGGGGTATGTCTGGCAAGTCCGAGGCCCACGGCTCATAGATGGCTATGCTTACTTTGGTGAACTTTATGCGTATGGTCGTCTGGTGAGTATTGCCCATGCCACCACCGCGGCCGCTGCGCTGGGCGAGGCGTTCCTGTTGGCCCTGGCAGAGCGAAAAGGGCAGGGGCGCTAACGTAAATACAACTTGACCTCCGCGCGCCGCCTGTGCTAGTGTATGATTGTCGAATTGTATACAATCATACAGGAGCACACGCTTGGCGGACTCAATCATCCTCGAATGGCGTGGCAAGGAATACCATCGCGCCGATCTTCCCCCCGGCAGTCCCCATCACGGTTCCCCGGCCCGGCCCTGGGAAATCCCGATCAAAGGCGATTTTGGCTCCAACAGCGGCGAACTCGGTATCGTCAAGGTGGCGGTCATCAACGAAGTCGAGCGCGTCATCCTATTCCCCCGGCGCGGCGGGGTGTATGACCGTCGCAACGGGATATTGCCCCGACCTTACTATTTCGAGCGTGACGCGACTGGCAAGCGCCATAAAGCCTTCAAGGTCTTCTGTGCGCACTGCGGCGATTACCAGCGGCGAGAGGCGTTTTCACCTGACCCGACGCGGCCCAACGGCTTGCGCGGCTACTGCAAAACCTGTATCAGCATCCTTAACCACGAAGATTATCTGAAGCGCAAGGAACGGGCACAGCGCATGAGTAAGATTCATGTACAGGCCGCTTGACAGTTTCGACAATCGTCACCTATGATCTTTGGCAGACTACATGTGCGCCCTGCGGGGCGCTTTTGTGTTTCTGCCGGTAAACAACTCAGGGCCTCGCCGGGCTGAATGCCGTGACGACGGGGCTGGCAGCTAAATTACCCAATGAATTTCTTTGTGGCCCGGCGTGAGACCCCTGACGGCGGGTGCATGTTTCTTCCTCCTGGCTAAGCCCCGGCGCTAGATACGAAAGGAACTTCCCAAGTGCATTCGAGTTTATCGCCGGGGCGAACCTGAGCTATGCCGATAGCCTGGTATCTCATCCCGTATCGCACTACCGTGAACCCGCCCGGCTCATTTCCGCTGGCGACGCGCACCCTCGACTTATCGCTGGTCGTCAACGAGCCGGACAGCCTGTGGGATTCCGTTGAAGTCGCCGGGGATCAGGCCATCGTCAAGGTCGCCACTTCGCAGCGCGTGCTGGACGAACTGGATGGATTGTATCAACGCTTGCGGGATTATGGCGCAGACCTCGCCACCACCACCGTCCAGGAGCAGAACGAATTGCGGGCCATCCTGACCACCACCGGTAAGACGGCGGAGGAGATCGACGCCCGTTATCCGGGTGGCCTCAGCCAGACTACCATGACCGACGTGCTGCGTTTCATGACGACGGGTGGTCGTATCCCACCACGCCTGAACCCGGACACGCAGCAGGTAGTGTTTGACCGGGCCAGTGTACCGTGTGAGAGTGTGGACGGACTGGCGGCGCGCGATATGCAGAAAGAGATCGATGATCGCGCCCGCGCACGGGCGAAATGAGCTAAGCTGTGGCCTTCCCAACCACCGGCGTTCTGGACACCTTTGACCGCGCCAATTCCGGCAGCCTCGGCGCGAACTGGAATGAAACACTGGTCGGCAGTTGGAGTATCGCCTCCAATCTGGCGGCCCCGGATAGCGTGGCTGGCGGCGCGGCCTTTGCTTTCTGGTCCGCCGCCGCCTTTACGGATGATGTCGAAGCCTATGCCATCGTTTCGACCAAGCCGCCGGATGGCAGCAGCGGATATATTTTCGCCAGGTTGCAGCAAACCGGTTCGTTAGCCACACTGGACGGTTATGACGTTCATGTAGTCGCCGCCTCGGGTACAGATACGTTTGAAATTCAACGGCTCGACAATGCGGTCAGTACCGTATTGACCAGCGGTTCGCAGGAACTCACGAACGGCAACGGCGTTGGTATCGAGATTATCGGGACAACGCTGCGTGCCCTGATCAATACCGGCTCAGGCTATACACAAGTCCTGTCCACGACCAGCAGCACCTACACCGGCTCAGGCAACATCGGCATCGGCTCGACCAGCACCACCACGCGCCTGAATGATTTCGGCGGTGGGGTAGTTAATACTGAAATTACCGGTGCGGCTGCCATTACTCTCGGCGCGCTGACCGCTGTGTCTGCCGGTACAGTAGACATAACCGGGAACGCCGCGCCCACGTTAGGGGCGGTCACGACCAGCGCCGCCGGAACCGCAGCGATAAGCGGGGCGGCAGCGGTTACTCTGGCGACCTTGACCTCAGCGGCCAGCGGCACTAATGAGGTAGTCGGGTCAGCAGCGCTTACGCTGGAGGCGCTGACCAGCGCCGCAGCGGGCACGGTCGAAGTCGCAGGCAATGCTGCGATTACCCTGGGCGTAGTGACGACTGCCGCTGCCGGGACAGTGGCTGTTTCCGGCGCTGCCGGGGTCACACTGGATGCACTCACCACTACCGCAGCCGGCACAGTCGATGTCTCTGGCGCGCTGGCGGTCACGCTCGACGATGTGACCCTGGTAGCCAACGACAGCGGCGCGCTGACCGGTGATCTCAATGTCACCCTCGGCGCGCTAAATGCGGCGGCGGCGGGGACGGTGGACATTGCAGGCGCGGGCGCTATCACGCTAAGTGCGCTGACTGTCGCCTCGGCAGGCGCAGTCGATATTTCGGGCGCAGCCGATCTGACCTTCGATGCGCTGACGCTTGCCAGCAGCGGAACGGCGGCCATCGTCGGGGCATTGGCGGTCACGCTCGACGATGCGACTCTGTCGGCGGCAGGCGCTTCGGGCAGTACCGGCGACGCGGCCATTACTTTAGGCAGCCTGACTGTTGCCAGTGCCGGAACGGTAGACGTGTCCGGCGCGGCGGCGGTCAGTCTGGACAGTCTCAGTCTAAGCGCGGCGGGCGCAGCCGACATCTCTGGCACGCTGGCCGTGACGTTGGGCACACTGACCCTGAGTGCCAATGATACCGAACCGGTCACTATTTCTGGGCTGCTGGTGATGACCTTTAGTGCCGTACAACCCGGTATGACGTTCAGTGCTACACAGCCTGACATGACCTTCAGCGCCGTACAACCCGGCATGACGTTTTCTGTGGAGGATTGATTATGGCAGTACAACTCTCAGTCGCCGTGCGCAATGCTCGATTGGACGCTATTGAAACCGCCATCGGCACGGACGCGGTGCTCAAACTTTTCACGGGGGCGCAGCCTGCCAACTGTGCCGCCGCCAATAGCGGGACGGAACTCTGGTCCGAAACCTTGCCGACGGATTGGGCGGCGGCGGCCTCCAGTGGTACGAAGGCCAAGTCGGGCACGTGGTCGGCGGCAGGCATTGGGGATGGAGACGCCGGGCACTGGCGGCTGTATGCCAGCGATGGCACCACCTGTGGTGCGCAAGGTTCGGTGACGGCTACCGGCGGCGGTGGCGACTTGACGCTCGATAATATCAGCATCGCTACCGATCAGGTGGTCACGATTGCCACCTGGGTGCTGACTGATGGTAACGCCTAACCCGGCATGTCCAATCCATCTGTTCTGTCCACCCACGCCAAAGAGCGCAGCACCTATGTGATCACCGTCGCCTTTACCGACGACGAGGGCGCGGCGGTCACACCGACCAGCGCGACCTGGACGCTGACCGACCTGGACGGCAACGTCATCAACGAGCGCTCAGCAGTGGCGATTACGCCTTTAAGCACGTCGGCGACGATTGTGCTGACCGGCGACGATCTGGTCATCGGGACGTATGGTGAGGAGCGCGAACTACTGGTGCAAGCGGTCTACGACAGCGACCTGGGCGACGACCTGACCAATAACCAGGCCGTGCGTTTTGTGATCGATGGCTTCGTGGCGGTGACGTGAGCGAAGCCAAGCGTAAGCGCAAATCCTACGATGACAAGTTCCGCGCCTCGGCGGTTGTCATGCTGGAAGCAGCGGGCTACCCGACCGAGAAGGGCGCGCTGACCCGCACCTCCGAGCATTTGCACGTCCCGGCCATGACCTTAATGCGCTGGTTTCGCAAGGTACAAAATCCGCCTCCTAACGAAGTGGTTACTGAAAAAAGAGCCGAACTCAAGGATTTTGTGCGCTCGGAATTGAACGCTATTTTCGGCGACATGCCGATTGTGCGGGCTGATGCCAGCTACCGCGATCTGGCGACTGCCGCTGGTATTCTGATTGACAAGCTCCAACTCTTAGAGAATAAGCCCACCGAACGTGTTGAACATACCCACGAAGAGCGAGCTAATCGAATTACAGAAATACTTGACGCCGGACGAACTCGCCGAACTCGACAGTCTGATTCGCTTATCCAGTGACGACGGCCCGGCGGGGCAGGGGATCGCGTCGCTTTCGCTGGCGGACTTCTGCGCGCGCTACCTGTACATTCAGGACAAACGCGACCAGCTTGTGCCATTGGTGCTCAAGCGCGCCCAACGGCATTTTATCGAGCACATGACCGGGCGCGACATTATCCTCAAGGCCCGGCAGCTAGGCTTCAGCACTGCCATTCAAGCGTATATGTTCAAGCGGGCGATTGAGCAGCCCGCCCGTTTTGTGACAATGGCGCACGATGACATCACCACGCAAAAGCTGCGCCGGATGTCGAATATCTTTTATGACCACCTGGACCCGGCGTTAGGTGTCCTGCGCACCTCAGACAACGCCGGCATTACCGGCTATACCAACCTGAGCGAAATCACCATCAAGACGGCAGGCGCGCGTACCGGCGGACGTGGCGGAACCTACGGCGCGGGGATGCACGCCAGCGAAGTGGCCTTCTGGATCGATGCCGCCAGCATCGTGTCTGGCGCAATGCAAGCCATTCCCGCCGACGGGTTTATCTTCCTCGAAAGCACCGCCAACGGTGCAACCGGCATGTTTTATCAGGAAGTGCAGAAGGCGCTTAAAGGCGAGAGTGAATACACCCTGCACTTCTATCCCTGGTGGTGGGATGACGAGTATCAGTCCGCGCTCGAACCCGGCGAAACCCTGACTTACACGGCGGAAGAACAGGCGCTGGTCGATAAACACAGCCTGATACCTGAGCAGATTCAATGGCGACGGCGCAAGATGCGTGAGCCGGAAATGGACGTGTTATTTGCGCAGGAATACCCCGAAGATGTCGAGACCTGTTTCCTGACCAGCGGCCACAGCGCCTTTCCCAACGTCCACCTGGTCATGGGGCCACCGGTGCAGACTGACCCGCAGGCGACGCATGAGTACGTGGCCGGGCTGGACTGGGGGCAAGACGATAATTATTCGGCGCTGTGCATCTTCGATAAAATCACCCATCAGGAGGTTTACCTGAACCGCTGGCGACATCTGCCGTACAGCGTGATTCGCAAGCAGGTCGTCGAAGCGTGCATGGCGTGGCACGTGCGACGCATCGTGCCGGAACGCAACAGCATGGCGTCCAACGTCGAAAGCCTGATCGATGACTTTGAGGCGCAGGAGTACTTTATCACCACCGCGCCGCTGGTCATGAGCCTGACGGTCAAGCACGAACTAGTGACGAATTTCAAGCTCGGCTACCAGGAGCAGGGCATGAGGCTGCTGGATATTCAGTATGCCAAGCATGAACTGAACATCTTTGTCAAGAAACAAACCCCGTCCCTGTTGTGGACGTATGGCGCGGAAGGCAAGGGCGGCGCGGACGATGAGGCGCAGGACGATACGGTCATCGCGCGGCTGCTAGGCTGGCACGCGACGCTCATTGAGGCGGCGGTGTGGGGGGCGTCCCCCTTTGAAGATTACCGGGGCGATTAGAGGAACAATGTGGCTAACCTGTGGGGTCGTTTCATGGCCGGTCTGACCGCCTTTACCTATGCCTTCAACGAGCGCGACCTGATTCCGTCAGAGCGCTTTGAGTGGAACGATTACCGCGCGCGCTTGCTGCGCTACGCTCTGGCGGAAGCCTTCTATAACAACACCGTCTATCGTGACATCGAGCGCTTCAATGTCACGATCAAACACGAGTACCAACTCTACAAACATATCCGGGGCATTTACAACCCGGTCTACCGGCAGAACGAGCTCATCAAGAGCAAGGTGGCGGGCGGGGCGCTGGACTGGGAGGCGCTGGAAAAGGGCGCGCTGGTCGTGGTAGGCGCTGATCCGGCACTGCGCACGGCCCTCATCCGCGCGCTCAAGTGGTCGAACTGGGGCGTCAACAAGGGCCTGTACGTTCAGCAGTGCGCCTTGCTGGGGGACAGCATCCTCAAAGTGGTGGATGATCGGCGGCGACAGAAGGTACGGATCGAAATTCTGCATCCGGCCAAACTCAAAGAGGCCACCTTTGACGATGTAGGGAATATCAAGCGCGCCGTGATCGAATATCAGCGCGAATGGCTGAACCCCGATACCCAGCAGTTGCAGGACGTGCTGTATACCGAAATTCTAGACCAGGACGAAACCGTCACATTCAAGGATGGAGAAGAATTCGCCTGGGCCGTCGATATGGGCGGGATACCGACCAGTCGCTGGGCGAATGACTATGGCTTCGTGCCCCTGGTCAAGGCGGGCTTCAAGGACGTGGGGCAGCTATGGGATGCCAACGCCTTCCATGCTGAAACCGCGAAGATCCACGAAATCAACGACGCCGCCAGCATCCTCAACGATGCCATACGCCGCCAGCACAATACTCCGATGCTGCTGGCGGGCGTTCCCAAACCGGCGACCACGCCCAAGATCCCCGGCACGCTGGCGGATCGCACCAGCACTAATGATGCCAGCGCAGCGCGAGATAACGCGCCGTATCTGTATGCGGATAAAGAGGCCAGCGCACATTCGCTGATTATCCCAATCGACATCAGTGCCGGGTCTGCCAACACGGACGCGATGCTCAAGGAACTGGAGCGCGACATGCCGGAACTGGCGCTGCACCGGCTGCGCGAAAGCGGCGGCGACAAGCCCGGCATTGCCATCCGCAACATGTACAGCGATGCGACCGGACGTCTGACCGAAGCGGCCAGCAACATGGACGACGGGCTGATCCGCGCGCTGCAAATGACCGTGAGCATCGGCGGTCTGCGGCAGTATGACGACTTCGCGGGCTTCGACCTGCAAAGTTTCGAGCGCGGCGACCTGGACTTCTACATCAGGGAACGCGCGTTTTTTGAGGACGGTTTTACCAAACAGGAACGGGTGACGAACCTCAAGAGCCTGCCGGACAAACCCGAAGCGGCGCGGGCGGTGCTGGAGGAGATGGAATACCCGGAGGATAAAATCGAGTTGATCGTGGCCGAGATTGCGCTGGCGCAGCAGCAGGCCGCAATGCAGCCAGCCGGTGAGAATGGCAATGGCGCGATCAGCGTGCAGCCCAACCCGCGCCCGCAGTTGCCGACTGGACAACCTCAAAATATGCAGAATTCTAACGTACCGGGTGGTATCATGACGCCAGAGGTCGTGCAGCAGGTGCGTGAGTTGATGGCAAGCATGGGGGTGGCGGCGTGAGCAAATCACAGAAAGCTCTTGAATGTACCCCGGCGGAAGTCGCTCATGCGACGAACATGCTGTTAAATTTCGTCTCGTATGCCCCGGATATAGCCTACGAAGCTGTGGCTTTACGGTTCGGTGTGTCTCTTGATGATTGCCGGACGATGATGCGCTTTGCGGTCGCTGTGGTGGCGGCAGATCGGGGAGATCGCAATGCCAGACAGGCTATCGCTCAGGCCAAACGTGAGATCAAAATGACCGATGGCAGCCCAGACCTCTCCCGCTGACGACCGCCTGCGTCACCGGGCCGCCTTGCTCGCGCTGGCACTGGCGGCGGGCGAGATTACCTTAGACCAACTGCGGGCCGTGATGCGTCAGGAACTGGCGGAAGACATCACCATCGCGTTTTTAAGTGGCACAGGAGGCCAACGCAATGCCGACATCGACGACAAGCTGCGGGAACTCATCCAGCAGAATTACGCTGAACTTGACCGCCTTATCCGTTTGCTCGAACGGCCAGACAATAGCCGTACTCCAGCGGACACCCAGCGAAGGCTCGAATTGTTTGCGGATACCCTGGACAGCATTCAGGCCGAAGGCGAACGACTCGTCGAGCAGCCCAGCAGCCCGCTAATCCCGGCAGCCATCGGCGCGGCCCTGCTCGCGCTGTTGGGCCGGGTGCGCACGCCGGGACGGGTGATCCTGCCTGATACGGGTGCGGACGCTGGGACGAATGCCGGGGCGCTGGTTGAGCACTTCGGTTCGGTCATGGATGATCTGAGCGCACAGGTCCACAGCGGCCAGTTGACAGTCGATCAATGGCTCGAACAAATGCGGATCGCCGACCGCAATCTGCACGCGGCGCTTTATCGCAGTGGGCTGGGCCGCGAACTGGACGGCGCAGATTTGGCCCGACTGAATGAACGCATCCGCCAGCAGTGGGAATTTCTGGACGGGTTCGCAGCGGACATCCGGGCGGGCAAGCTGACGCCAGAGCAGATCAAGGCGCGCGCCAGAATGTATCTCGATAATGGACAGGCCAGTTTGCAGGAAGGGGCGGTGGCCCGTCTGGGCATTCCTTTGCTGCCTGCCTATCCGAAGGATGGACAGAGTGAATGCCTCGGCCACTGCCGCTGTTGGTGGGACATTCGGCAGGTAGAAGGCGGCTTCGACTGCTTCTGGACGCTGCGCCCCGCCGAACACTGCTCAACCTGCGAAAATCGTGCGGCGCTGTGGTCGCCGATCCAGGTGAGAAATGGCGTTCTGGGGCCGTATAGCACGATAGGCACGTTTGCGTAATTCCAACGCCGAATGTGGTAGAATAAGGTATCATAAGCAGCAGTGGAGGAATGATGATCTCACGACGTGATTTTCTTAGGCGACTGGGTATCGGAGTCGGGGCAGCCGCTGTCGGCGCAAAGTTGCCACAGACGGAAGTCATCAATGATTATGAAATCGTACAATCCGTTCCTCAAGGGCCTATCGGCATCGCATTGAACGATCATACCATTGTCACATCGGGCTTTTTCGAGGTTGGCGAACCTGTGGCACTAGCATCCCTGAAGAGCATCGGAGCCGGTGTTCGTGTTGAACCGGGAATGCTGGTGTATCTCAAGGATGATGGGAAGTTCTACCCATACGAATAACTGACACTTAGTCTCAATACATTTCCTACAAGCGACGCCCTCTGGGGCGTTTTTGTTTGTCCAAATTACGGCACAGCAGCGGACTCTGCTGGTAGGAGTACATCATGTTTCAAAGTGAACCGGGGTTCAAGACTCTGCGCACCTCACGCGCCAGCGCCATCAATCTGCTCAAACGTCGGGCCTGGTACGCCGACGAACCGGTTGAAGAGATACCCGCACCGGAAACCCCACCGGCCAAATCGGGGGAGACTGCGGGCAAGACCTTCACGCAAGAGCAGCTAGATAAGCTGCTGGGCGAACGCGCCGCCCGCGCCAGAGAAGCGGCGATTGCCGATCTGGTCAAAGAGTTGGGTTTTGACAGCGCCGATACCCTGAAAGCCAAAGCGAAAGCGGCGGCAGAGGCGGAAGCGGCGCAGCAGACCGAACTCGAAAAGGCGCAAAAGAGGATCGCCGACCTTGAGAAGAAAACCGCCGACGCCGAAAGTGCAGCGGCCAAAGCGCAGCAGGAACGGATGGAGGAACGCCGCAACGCGGCCATCCTCAACGCCCTGACCAGCGCCAGCGCCGAGAAACCGCAGTCGGTCCTGAACCTGCTGCTGGTGGAACACACTGCCGACGTACAGGCCGTCATGTCCGACGATGGCACGCTGGACGCCAAAAAGATCGACGCGTTGGCGACGACGGCCAAAAAGGACTATGCCGGTATGTTCAGAAGCGGCGGCCCCGGTTCACTGTCCAACGCGCAGGGCAAAGTCCCGGCCAGTGACAAATTGAAAGAAGATATTCGCAAGCAAATCCGAGTTCGTTACTAGGAGACATCTCATGACCGATATTGTGGTCACTGCGGCCCAGGTAGGCCGCGTACACCCTGACAAAGACGAGGTCTTCGCCGTGCAACTGGCAGAAACTGTCACGCCGGGGCAGGTGCTTTATCAGGCCATTACCGGGACGTTTGGGCTGGCGGATGCCAATGGCTCCGGCACGATCCAGGCGCGCGGTATAGCGTTGGAAGGGGGAGCCGCCGGGGCATGGGTTCCCATGATGAAACGTGGCTGGCTGTATGGCTTTGCCGTCTCTGCCCTCAATGGCGATGCGCTGCTGTATCTGAGCGTCACCGCCGGGGCGCTGGCGGATGCCACTGGTGGCACGAATGTGGTCTGTGGGCTGGTCATTCCCGCCCCGGATACGACGAAAGTCGTCTACGTCGAATTCGACTGGACGAATGTGTGGGCATAGGAGGCCAAAATGAGCGCAATCTTTGGTTTGGCGAACCTAGCCGCCGCCGATTACCAGTACGTCAATACTGCCGGTGAGGAAGTGATCTATACGGCCACGCAGGAATACACCCGTATGTTCACCGCGCAGATCACCCGCTTTGAAAGCGTGTTCATCGCCGGGATGACTGAGAATCACAATGAACGCTTCAAACTGCCCGGCACAGGGCGCATGTCGCGCCGGGTGACGGGCGTGCGTGGCCCCGCCGTGAAAGCCTATGGCGGGTGGGACGTGGGTTTCCCGCTGTATGACTTCGAGGAAGCCGTCGTCACCGACGATGTGGACTTCGCCTACATGACGCCCGGTGAGTACCAGAACGCCATCGATACCATCCTCAACCGCTACACGGAAGAGCGCCGCTGGCAGCTGTTTCATGCCATCTTCGATGATCAGGCTGGCTCCAGTGAAACTTATGCCGACAAGAACTGGGGCAACATCACCGTCGTACCGCTGGCGAACGGCGACACGACCACCTTCCCGCCGGTACTGGGAGCCACGACCGAAGCCACTGACGATCACTACAGCGAATCGGGCTATGCGGCGGCGTCCATCACCGACACCAACAACCCGCTGCCCACGATGCGCCTGGAACTGCTGGAACACTTCGGCACGACCACCGGCGGCGACAATGTGGTGGTCTTCTGCCATCACACTGAAACGCCTTACCTGGAAGACCTGACGGACTTCGATCAGGTCGAAGATCGCTTCGTGCGTTCCGGCGATAACCGGGATGTCCCGGTCAATCTGCCAAACGTGCCAGGTGTCATCAAGGGCCGTTCCAATGGCGTGTGGGTCGTGGAATGGAGCTACATGCCCGACAACTACCTGCTAGGCGTGCATCTGGAAGCGCCCCCGCCCTGCGTCGAACGCGTCGATCCGGCGGCTACCGGCCTGCCTCGTGGGCTGAACCTCGTGGCGACGGATGTTGACCACCCGCTGCAAAGCGCCATCTATCGCGGGCGCTTCGGTATCGCCGTGCGCAACCGGCTCAATGGCGTCGTCATGGAACTAGGCACGGGGGGAAGCTACACCGTCCCCGCCGACTACACCTAAACACAACTGATCTGAACGCAAGGGGCGGGCCACCGCCCCTTTACAGGGAGATTATCCTATGGCTAATACAGCCCGAAAGTTCCGCGTGAAGCGGATTGCCGCCAGTGAGATTGACACCAACACCCTGCGGGTGCATGGCAATTCCATTGCGGGTGGCCTGGCATTGGGCAGCAGTGAAGTGGTCGACCTCAATGGCGAGGCCGATGCGCTGGTACTGGACACCGATGGCGATACCACTATCAGCGCGCCGAGTGACGATCAGATCGACATCGAACTCAAGAGTGTCGATCACATCGTCATCAAAGCAGTGGCGACCGCCGACAGCGCCACGACGACCAACATTGTCGAAATTGCGGCGACCACGCCGGTCGATACGACTGGGACGAATGAGCACAACGCGCTCAACATCGATCTGGAAATCGGCAACGCCAGCGGGGGTACGAACACCGTCAATGCCATCAAGATCGACAACATCACTGGCGATGCGCAGGTGGTCGAAACCGGCCTGATGCTGGGCACGGGGTTCGACGTGGGCATCGACCTCCAGGGCACAAAGATCGATCTGGACGCCGACAATGACACCTCCATTGTGGCGAGTACCGATGACACGATTGACATCGAAGTCAACGGTGCGGCGGACTTCCAGATTACGGCCAACACGCTCACCGCACTGTCCGGTTCCACGATTGCCACCAACACGATTGCGGAGACGACTAACGGTACGGGTGTGACGGTAGACGGGGTGCTGGTTAAGGACGGCACAGCGCACGCCGGGCGCGCCAGTCAGGAGTTGACCGAAACCGGCGCGATCACCATCAACAGCGGCCTGGTGCTGCTCAATCATGCGACGGTCATCATTGAAGCCACGCTGGACGCACCGGCGGTGGGGGACGAACTGATTATCACCGATAACAGCGCCTCCGGCACAGCCGCGCATACCGTGACATTTACGGGTGTCACCATTGACGCCAGCGGAAATGACATTGCCACTTTTGACGCGCCGGGCGAAGCACTGCACCTGATTGCCATCTCAACCACGCGCTGGCTGATCCTGGAGAATATAGGATCTGTCGGTTTAAGTGGGGCGTAAGTCGCCTTTAGTTAGGAGTTACCCATGAAAGCTTCACGCGCGGTCGCGCGCACGATGAAAAGTATGGCTACGACTGAGGAGCGCCTGGGCGCTATCGAAGAGCAATTACAGCGCATCGAAGACCTGCTGATCGAACTGCACGCGCATGGCCTGGTCAGCCCGGAAGAACTGGCGGACGTGCTGGTTGATCCCGAGCCTGTACAGACGACCAAAGACCAGCACGCCGAGGCGTTTGCGGTAGCTGCCGGTCGCAAGCCTCCGCCGAAGGGGGCCAAACGTGGCTAGCCTCAAGGTGCTGGGCGCGCTCAGCTTCGTGGAAATCAACCCGACCATAGACACCAACGCCTATCAGGCCGGGGATGTCGTGGGCGGGGTGATGACCATTCCGGTAGGGCAAAAGGGGGGCATGCTGCGTCATGTCAAGCTGGTAGACAATGACGCTGAAGCGGCGGAGTTGTCACTGTACCTGTTTCGGGACACGCCGACGGCCATCCTGGATGACGCCGCCTTCGCAGCGGCCATGACCGAAGCCGACACTCGCCTGCTGATCGATCAGCCGCTGGTGTTTGCCACGACCGACTACCTCACCCTGAATGCAGAGAAATATGCGATCAAGGGTGGGCATGGCGGCGTCGGCAACACGGGTCTGGGCATCGAACTGCGTCCGGTAGATACCAACATCTATGCCTACGCCGTCTGCACGGCCACGCCGACCTACGCGGCGCTCAAGCTGTTCTGGCAGTTCACGCTGTGGCGCAATGACGCCGGGTGACGTATGACCCTTTCGGTGACGCAGTACACTCGTTTGCGTGATCTGACCGGCGGGCGCACCACGACCAACGATAAAGACCACCTGAACGATACCGAATTGCAGGCGGAGTATGACGACGCCGGGTCGTGGGACGCGGCGGTGGTCTACGTGCTGCGGCGGCGCATCGGCATGACCGCTGTGTACGTCGATAAGTCGATGGACCTGAACAGCGAAAGCCTGAATCAGCGCTATCAGAATATGGAAAAACTGCTGAAACAGGCCGAGGCACGGGCGGGGATGGCCGGGGGCAGCCTGCAAGCGGGCGTCATCGATCTGAACATCGACACCGACTATGACGATCTGGGCATCTGACGATGTTCGCCACTATCGAAAGCGCCATAAATGATCAGGTGCTGGATCAGTGGATTCTGCACATCGGAGCCACCCCCACAGTCTTGCAGCAGTTGGCGACCGAGAAACTACAACCGGCGCTTGAAACCTACATGGTGCAATATCTGCAACCCTATCCGCGTCCGATTGGCGCGGGCGTCTTCAAGCGCCTCGCCACACCCAAACAAATCCGTTACGTCATGGCGAAAATCCGCCGGGGCGAATGGACGGGGCGCACTGGCGGGCTGGGGCGTCAATGGCGCTGCACCGCCGAACCGCTGCCGACCGGGGCCGTGCTGCGCATTCGCAACCTGTGGTCAAAAGCTACCTATGTGGTCGGGGATCGCCAGCAGGCGTTTCATGCCGATACCGGCTGGCCGGTGACGCGCGAACACGTGCATGAGGTGACGCGCATCGTCCGCGATACGACGGTGCGCGCCTACTTCGACGCGGCCAATCAGAAGATGAGGACTCGCTAGATGGCTTCGACCCCGGCGCAAATCAAGGATCGCATCGTGGCCCTGATGGCTCAGGTCTCCGGTGTCACCGCTTCGGTGGATGACTACCCGGCGCAGGACGCGCCCTTTACGACGCTGCCGACCGCAGTCACGCGCCTGCTGCATGTACCGACGACGCGCCGCTGGCTGACTGCCGACACCTATATCGAGCGTCACCTGTTTACTGTGCTGCTGCACGTGGCGGTGTGCGCCAATGTAGACGTGCTGGCGCCTGACACGGTAGTCATGGAAACCTGCGAGGTGTTTAAGTACGACGTTCCTAAATTCTTTGCGGCCCGCCCGCGCCTGCACGGGACGGCGCTGGCCGAGATGGTCTATGACAGTGAATTGATGAGCGACGGCGGGATTATCCGTATCGAGCGCTCCGGCTTGAGTTGGTGGGGCATCGTGTTCACGCTGCCCGTATTGGAGGACGTAAATCCATGAACGATGTTCCATTTGACGACCTGTTTGGCACGACCGTCAAGGAAGGCGGGCGGCGACCTGTGGTGTGCGCCGTCACCGGACGGCGTTTGCAGAAAAGCGATCACCCCGTGCGCCAGCGGATTGCGGGCACGCCGTTTTACGTGCTGTGCCTGGCGACGCTCTCGGACGACCGGTTGAAGGCATTGACCGTACTGGCCCAGACGGGCAAAGCGCCCAAAGCGCCCGCAAAGGATAAATAAGCATGGCAAACAATCTGAAACAGCTTATCTCGTCGGGCCTGGACAGCATTTACCTGGGCTTTGCTGATAGCAACGGCGTCTTTGCCGGTTCCGTCAAGGCCCCGGCGGATGACAGCGACAGCGGCGGGTTTGACGTGATCGGCCCGCAGACGGCCAACATCACTATCCCGCCAATGGAACGCGTCAACATTCCGGGCGGCGATGGCCGCCTGGGGACGTTCCAATTCGACAGCGACACCGAAAGCGCGATTGAGTTTGAAACCGGCGCGCTGGATTTCGACGTGGCCGCCGCGACCGACAACAAAACGCTGGACGTTATCGACACCAACTACACGTTGCTGGGGCTGCGGCCCGGCACGCGCACCCCACAGTCCATGTGGCTGACGATCAACGTGCAGGCCAAATCGCAGGCCAGCGCGACCCTCGGCGTGCCCCACTGGCTGGTCTTCCTCATGAAGGGCGAACTGTCCTACCTGGGGCCGACCGGGGTAGCTAACAAAGGACCGCATCTGCACCGCTGGTCGTGCCTGATCAACCCGTCGAGCATTTACCCCTGGGGAGCCACCCCCGCCGACAGCGACACCTATGATGGTTGGGTGCTGGTAGCGGAGAACCGGATGCGCCTGCACCGCCATACCGGCGGTACGGATGACGAAATGGTGCTGAGCAGCGTGCCGGTCTCGCTGGCAAAGACCAGCCTGTGGACGGCGGGCACGCTCAAGACCCGCACCACGCACTACACGCTGTCTGGTTCGACCGTGACGTTCGACGCGGGCAGCATCCCCACGTCGGGGCAGGCGTCCGTCGCGTTTTATGAGTTTTCGTAAGGATCAATGACCATGCAGCCTAAAACAATCGAGATCATCAACGGCGACTGCCGGGCGACCGTGACGGTGCGTGCTGAAGATGGATTTGCGGCTATCGACCGCATGACCGCCGAGGTATCGCTAGAGGTTTATGCCACCACCGACGACGGCGATCTCAAAATCTCAAGTCGGGACTGGGGCAGGCGCAAACAGTTTGCGGCGGCATGGTCACAATCTGAGGTCGTGGGCGACCTGGGTTTCGAGTGGTGCGAGTCGCCGTTCGATGCCGAGGGGATGCTGGCCTGTTATCTGGCGTGGGGCAAACTGCCGGGCGAGTGTGTGCTGCAATGGCTGAACGCGGTCAACGCCGTAGACCAACTGCCGAATGACCCGGATCTGCTGCCCCCGGAGTTGCTCAGCCAAAAAAAAGAGACGATCCCCTAGTCCGGGCCAAACGCGAGGCCATGCGCGCGGAGTACGATGAGTACTTTGCCACGATGGCCCGCCTGGAGCGCACGGACTTATCCGCCCGCGAACGCCTGAAACAACTGCGACGCCTGTCTGAAAACCTTCAGGATTGGGGGACGCGGGTGTTTCCCAATGAGTCCTTCGACTGGTATCAGCATTACAAGGCGTTCGGCACGCTGCCCTATCCGGGGTCTCTGATTCAGCAGCCGACCTTCGTGCGCCGCGAACTCACCCACTGGATGATGCTCGAACACTGGCATCATCTGAATGAGCAATTGCCATCGGCGGAAGGTATTCCTACGCTGGAGGAACTGCTGAAGTGATATGCTGTACTCATCCGAAACCTAAGGAGGGAAGCATGTCGCAGCGTGAACGTAGGGTTCTGATCGTCGTGGCGCTGATTTTATGCGCCGTGCTGCTGATCGGCGGCGGGGTGTGGCTGTATCACACGACCATCGCCATGCCTCAGCAGCACGTCATAGAAGTCATGCGCACCCAACGCGCGGAGGCGGGTCAAACCGCCGTCCGTGAATTCGAGTTAACCCGCCAGGCCCAACCCTGACCCATGCCGCCCGAAAGGGCGGTTTACTTTTGAGGATCTCATGGTCTCACCCATTCCCGGCAGCGACCCGAACAGCGTCGAAATCGATGTCCGAATCACGGCCAACCAGGGCGCGCTGAACCGCGCCAAGGCGCTTCTGGCGGACTTCAAGAAAACGCTGCACGGGTCGGTTGTGCCCGACAACCCGCGTATCCAACAGGCGTTCAAGGACTACGAAGCGGCGGCGCGCAAAGCCCGCGAGGAAACGCAGAAGAACGTCGATGTCACCGACCGCTGGGTCAACAAAGTGGCCCAACTGCGCCGACAGAGCGAACTGGATAAGCTGTCGCGCGCGCTGTCCAAAGCGACCAGCGATGGGCAAAAGCTGGAAAAGACGCTGGCGCAGGTCAATGCGCGGCTGCGGGAGATCGGCGCGAGTGAGGACGAAATCGAGGGCGTCCTGGCGTCGGCGGGCAGCCGCACCAGCATCGGCGGGAGTCGCGGTGCGGCC